CTTCAAAGCTTTGAAAATTTTGGTACTCTTAGTGTATTGAATCATTCATCAACAGGAGAAGGTGTTACCACTGCCATCAATAATCTTTGGAATCTGATGTTCTCTGGAAAAGCCTCTTTATCATTTCCTAAACTAAGTGGTTGGTACAAAGAAAAGTATGCTACTTACATAGACTATGTAAAAAAACATAGAATTAAACCTACTGAGGAAGAGAAAGAAATTACTGTCCTTATGGATGAGCCTGATAGAAATCTGGATATAGAGAATATTAATCAAATAAAAGGCATTCTTTCATTTCATAAAGAGCAGACTCAGATTATTGCAGTAATTCATAATCCTCTGCTCATATATAATCTCTCAAAGAAGAAGGATATAAATATCATTGAAATGACTGAAGGTTATGTTCATAAAGTAAATCAATTAGTTAGAAATTTAATAAGATGAAACCAACACATACTCAAAAGGTTGTGATTAATGCTGTTATTGACCAGTTAAGTTTCTGGAGAAGTACTAAAGACATTGATTCCCCAACACACTATTGTGATATGGATGCAAGCTATAAGGCTTTTCTAGGAGACTGCCTCTCTGAAGAGGAAATTGAGGAACTCAAAGCAGAAACTTGTAACTTATTTCAATTTATAAAGAATTTAGCAGTATGAATATACCAGATTTAATGCTTGGAGATTATATTCAAGTAGAAGATGAAGAAGGTAATCTGATTACAGATTACATCTGTGATATTGGCTATGTTCCTCAATGGAATGAGCTTGGAGTAAGAACTTGTAAATGTGGAAATGAGTGGCTTAGAGAATCTGAGATACACCCTATTCCATTAACTGCCACAATTTTAAAAAAAAATTGCAACTAAGATTGGAGGAAATTATATTATGAAAGAATCATTTGTAATATCAGAAGTCTCAAGAGAAGACCTTGAAGAAATAGGATTTGATACTTCAGAAGTGTCTGATGAAACTATGAAGCATTTGGCTAGAAAGCTAGGAGATGACTACTGTGAGCAGTTATTTTGGAGTAGTTTAAAGATTACTGCTGAATATCTGGAAATACCAAAAAAGGATTTAGATGGCAGACAACTTTAAGAGATACAGGGAGTTCATCAACATCTGTGGTGGACTTCCAGGTACTAATGAAAAGAGGACTCTTGACAAGTACTATGTCATAGAATTGATAGGAAGAGGTAAGGATAATCCTGATATTAAAAAGAATCATTTAACTTTATTATTTGAAAATTTTGATTAATGACTAAATTTGATATTTTTGTAGAGGGGTTTGGCAATAAACAATATACTAATACTCCTCTACAGTTAGCTGTAGGAGTAGAAGCTGAGACTTTCCCTGCAGCTGTACAAAAGTGGTATAATGCTTTAGCTGAAGTATCAGATGTAAAAGCAATGTATGGACCTCTTACTATTCAAGGTGATACAGTTAGATTATGGGGAATGAAAGTATTTGATAATTATTTAGATGCTCTGGAACATCGTACTGAAACTAAATTAAATATTTTAAATAATATAATTGATGAATTATGAGAAGATTAACACAAACAACTAGAGATATGGTGTATAATGCTCCTATTATACACTATGATACAGAAACTTATACTCCTGTAACAAATAAATATATCATGGATATAATAGAAACTAAACTTCATGATGTAGGATTGACTATTAAAAGTCAGGAGTATAAAGTAGCAACCTCAAAAGAAGGAGATATTAAAGGTGTTATAGGAGCCTATAATATTACTACAGATGATGGAGAGTTTGGCCAACGGATAATGTTTAGAAACTCATATGATAAATCTATGAGTTTTGCTTTCTGTTGTGGCACTTTAGTTTGGATCTGTGAGAATGGATGTGTATCAGGAGATTATACCTATAAAAGAGTTCATAGAGGTGTTATTATTGAAGACCAAAGTACTACAGAAAGGGATGTTATTACTAATATAAATGATGGCTTCAAAACTCTACAAGTATCTTTTGAAAGAATAGCAGGTCAAGTAAGAGAACTTAAGAAATTTGAATTAAGTCCTAATGAATCTTATGATATTCTAGGTAACTTATTCTTTGAGAAGAAAGTACTCTCTATTACTCAAATGTCTATTATTAAAAAGGAATTTGAATGTAGTAGGCATTTTAAGCATCTTGGAGATCCTACTTTTACAGCATATGATTTATACAATCATATTACAGAAAGTCTCAAAGTCAGTCATCCCTTGTCCTACATCAGTGACCATGTGAAAACTCATAGTTTGTTTGAGGAGGTGTTTAGTATATGATAGACTTTGAATACAATGACCTGAAGTTCCGTCATGTGGAGAAACACAGTGACAGATGTGATGGTTGTTGGTTTGAGAGAAACAATATCTCTTGTTTCCCTAAGGAAATCCCTGAGTGTAAGACTGGTATATTTGTAGAAATTAACAGTAGTATGGAAAAGAATGAATGGTTTGGCTGGATACTTAAGAATAATCCTCACTTTTGGGAAGACCAAGGATTTATAATAAAAGAGAATCCTATCTATTATGGATGTGAAAGGGCTAAAATAAACCATCATCCTGTATATGAAAAAGTAAGATACATTAATTTTGATTATGAGGAAGAAGCGGCTGTTGTAGTATTTTCTTGTGACTATGGTGTTATACAACATGCTTATATGGTATTCCTGTTTGAATGGAACAATTCAGGAGGAAGTAGATACCCTATGATAGCAGCTAAACAAGTATCTACAGTTTCTCAATACAATGAGTTCATCCGAGAGTATGGGTTAGACAAACTTGAAGATGATGCAACATTTTTATTAGACTTTTAAAACATTAAGATTATGTATCAAGTAACAGTACACCACCATTATAAAGCTTGGAGAAATGGTGATTTGGAAGACAAGCTTGAACTTGTAGACAGAGTATACTATAATACAAGAAAGGCTGCAAAAGATTTCATTGAAAGGCAACTTCAAGGAAAGAAAAATGTATTCAGAAACTACCACAAAGGAGATGAAAGAAGCTGGTGTGGTTACTATACTGGAGTAACATGGCAACATGAGAACTCTGGTGAGACTATGGCAGAGTATTATGAGTACACATTGAAAAAGGTTAAATTAAGATAGTATGAGTTGGTTTAGTAACAAGAAAGAGGAAAGGCCTCCTGTATATACTATAGAAGATAAGAGAAGAGAAGAAAGAGAGATATTAATGTCAGTAGATTTAAAACCTCTAGCTGAATTATGGACAGAAACTAATATGAAACAATCTGAGTACATATATAAAAGTATTCAGGAGTATAGAGACTTCTTAGATATAATGAAAGGTTTCATTGGTTCTGATTCTCCTCTCATTACTAAATTTGAAGTTCTCTTAAACAAATTGGAAAAAACAAATGTAGACTATAATAAGATAGTAAAAGACTCTTTAGATAAAGCTGTCATTAAGGGTAAAATCGAACTAAAAGCAAAGGTGTAATTATGGCAAATATGGCAAGTGTGGCTTATGCCATTGAAGGAAGTGATGAAAGTCTTAATAAAATCTATGAGGCTATTCTCAAGGCAATGTCTTATAAAAACTGTTGGACTGAATATAAGGCTTGTGAACTATTAGGATATACTGAAGAGGAATTGAATGACCTTACTTCAGGATATAGTTTGGGTGGAGCTGTAGAAGAAAAACCTACCTTTAATAAGAAAACTGGTGTTCTTAAGTTCTTTGCAGAGGAAAGATGGGGTCTACAAAACTTTCATGAACTCTTAAAGAAAAAGTTTCCTGACATCAAGGTTTATTGGGTAGTAGAAGAAGTAGGCTTTGATGTATTTTGTACCAATGATAAGGAAGGAAAGTATTTTCCTGCAAGGTATTGGGTAGATATGGCGCAGGATGATGTTTTTCAATCAGATTATTTCAAAACAGAGAAGGCAATGTATAAGTGGCTTGATAAGGTGACTCATGGTAGGGTAAAATCAGAGGAAGATGTTGAGGAATTTAATGCTGATTATGAAGATTCTGGAGCCTGTGATGAAAATTTCATTTATATTCATAAATTTGAAGTAGAGGAAGATTAAAGTACAAGAACATGTCTTACTAAAAAATTAAAAAAAATAAAATGGTTAGAGAAAAATGGATTATAGGAGTTAGGAATAAATTAGCCAATCTTTATATTGAATGTGACAGTGCTGCTGCCATTGATGGAGCAAGAATGACTGAAACTGAAAGAGAAGACTTAAAAAGTCTTCTTGCAAAGGCTATACTATATATTGACAAACAATTACCTAAACCTAAGAAGTAATTATGAAAGATTATGAAGTTATAAGTTGGCCTGAAATTCAGGAATTAATGGATAAAGAAGGCTTTGATGAGAATGCTACTTTAATAGAAATTAATCATTCTATGGGCATTGAGAGTTGTACATATCTTGTTAATAAAGAATGGCTTGAAGAAGTCTTTATCTGATTTAAAATAAATAAATTTAAAGAATATTAATATGATAGATGTTTCAAAGATTGATTATATGGATGATGAATTCCCAACATTTGAAAATGTCGAAGTTCATTATTCCACTACTAAAGAAGGAACTAAAGTATTATCCTTTATAGCAGACCCTGATGTTTCTATAGAGAAATTGACTCTTAGTGCTATTTCCAAATTAATGGAGCTTAAAACAAAAGAAACTAAAAATTTTGGGGCTATGTTTTTAATGGCTGATGATAAAAGAGCTTCTTTAATACGCGTAGGTGATGAAAATAGAATAGTGGCTCTTATGGCTACTTCTTTGATACTCCCTGATTTTAAGCAGACACAAAACCTTGCAAAGTTATTATCAAAAGTGTTTGTAGTAAGTGCAGATGTTATTAAAGAAAGGGCTAAAAATTCAAACAAAAAAGAGTAATACTATGATTTTAGGTTCACATGATACAATGAGTTATCTTCCTCCTAAACACCGGTGGATGATACCTTTCAGATTTATGGCACAATGCCAAAGAGAGAATTATGCTGAACAGTATAAGGATGGTGCAAGGTATTTCGATTTAAGAATATACTTTGACAAAGATGGAGCAGTTCTATTTAAACATGGACTCATGAAATTTAAACACTCCTTTATGCTGCCTACTTCTATGTTAATGCATTTAGATTCTATAGGAAGATGTACTGTAAGGCTTATATTGGAATTAGATACTCTTGAAATGAAATTTATGTCTAAGAAGAGTATAGAATTTCAAGAGAAAATGTTTAAAAATTATTGTAAAGATGTTGAGAATACTTTTAGGAATATTACCTTTAATGGAGGTAGAAGAAAAGGAGGTTGGGAAGTTCTATATAAATTTAAAACTCCTGATGCCCCTTTAATGGATATGTATTCTTCAATGCAAGGTTCTAAAATAAATGGTTTATGGCCTTGGAGATGGGCTAAGAAGTATAATCAGAAAATATATAATAATAATATATACTCAGATAAGCCTGGATTCCTTTTAATGGATTTTATTGATTCACTAATTGTTCCTATGAGTTCTACAACTATATAATAATAAGGAAGGCTTACCCAGCCTTCCTTATTTTTTTATTAGATTACTATTTATTCGACATATTCACTTAGAGGTTTAATCTAACCATTATCATACAGTTGGCTCCAATACTAATTTGAAGCATAAGCACTAATAGAAGCATCAGGTACATATACTATAGGTCTTGCTTTAGTAGAATCTGCTTGATGATATATAGCCCCATTCCCAATTGGAGGTGCGGAAGCTCTTAATATTATACTAAAGGATTGAGGAATACTATTTTCATCTAAATAATTCTATTTAGTTTGGAAAGGTCCTGCAGGCTGAGGAGAAGAATTAGTAGCAGTTCCCATCATATAAGTTATACTAGAAGGTAAATCTATTACTTTTAGTTTTGGGGTTCCTCTAAAGCAGCTTTCTCCCAATCTAGCATTACTTCCTCCTCCATCACCTATAATAACTTTTTGAATATTAGGACACATAAATACTAACATAGATAGACCTTTTGTGCTTGACATATCTTCAAGGGCCCCATTGGATAAATCCAAAGTTCCACTTAAATCAGATTCTGAAAACATTCCGTCTCCTGACATAGAAACAAGTCCAGTAAATTTTAAAGAAAGTCTCTAAGGAAAATGTGTCTTTGCAAATATTCTTATACCATTTATATAAGTAATATTACTAAAACCTGTTTCTATTAAATTAGGAAATGACCATCCCTAAAAAGTTTGGTGAGTTGTTATAGACTACACTCCCGAAGGTAATGTTGTATTCTATATGAAAATCTAATCATTTTGATTATCATCTATAGTAGTCAATGTAGAAGGTAAAGTTATCTAATAAGGAGTATCTGTTCTAAGATAATTATTATTAAGAGTAGTTACTCCTTCAGGAATAGTAGCAGTACTTCCTATATATTGTAATGTATTATCAGAGGTTTTTACAATACAATTTCCAGAAGAATGGTAAGTAGTATTATCCTAAGCTACTGTTACAGTAGAAAATATAGGACTCTCCCTAGAGTTACCTTGGAATGAAGTTAAAGTAGAAGGTATACTAAGAGTTCCTGATAGATTAGTATTCTTAAAAGCCGTCCATGACATCTTTGTTACTCCTTCAGGAATTATTAAATCTCCTGTTAAAGAAGTACATCCCTAAAATGTACCATTAAGGATCACAGTAGGAATCACATCCCAAGGAATTTGAGTTAAGGAGGTACAACCATTGAAAGCACCTTGAGCCCCGTCTCCAGATGTGGACAAAATAGCTCCTGTAATAGTAGTTAAAGAAGTGCATCCCTAAAAAGCATGATCATAAAGGATAGCATTTCTACAAGTAACTTTTGTTAAATTAGTGCATCCTTTAAAAGCATTAGCTCCTATATAAGTACTTATTCCTTCTATTTCTGTGATATAAGTATTATCTGAAAAAGCAGAGGCTCCCACTCCTTGATTTTGTAAGGTGATTTTTCCTTCAGAAGTAACTTCTATATAAGCATCCTAATAAGCCTCTCTACCTATACCTGTCACAAGCTATGCAAAAGAAATCCAGTTTCTATTATATAATGCATGTGTCTGATTGGAAGACCAGAAGGCTTTAGAATTTCCTCCTGTACCTATATCTGTAACACTTGTAGGTAAAGATATAAAATCACACAAAGTTTCCTAAAAGGCAGCAGCCCCTATAGCTGTAAGATTTGGAGGAAGTTCAGTTAAATTAAGTTTTGAACATCCATAGAAAGCATAACTGGATATTATTTTAAGTTTATCAAAATTTTTAAGCTCTGTAAGAGAAGTATTATTAAGAAACATTCCAGGAAGATCGTATCCATAGTATTGACCATTTATACCTAAATTATTAGTAGTTAAAGTATTAGTATTTGAATTATAATAAACACTCCCCGAATTATAGAGATACTCAACATTTTTAAAATCAAAAGATTTTAAACTCCTACATTCTCTAAAAATCTGTCCTACTAAAGTAGTTATATGGTCAGGAATTTCTACCTATTCTAAATTAAGACACCCAGAAAAAAATCCATATTTTATTTGAGTAGCATCATAAGGTTGTCCAAATATATATATATCAGTATTATTGATCCCTACATATCTTAAGAATCGAGCATCTTTAATATTTACACCATTAGCAGAAGTTCTAAAACCACCAACCCTTATAAGATGTCCATTTGCAACATCTCTAGCTAATAATATGTCAGCTTCTGATTCTACCCAATTTTCCTGTTTTGCACAACTTAAAATGATATCCTCATTCTAGCTATCTCCTGCCTAAGCTAATATTAAATCACCATACCTGACATTAAGATTAGGAAAAGCCTCTTTGATTTTATCTACTTTAGTATCTTTAGCCTGAGTTACAAAGATACTCCCTTTTAATTCAGCATCTGTACCATTAAGTTTATCCTCTGCAAGGCTAACTAAGGCATCCATAGTAGAGGAGTTTATTTGCTCCTCTACTGTTTGTTCTATGTTTATATGATTAATTTTCATATCTTATATAATTATATGTTGCATGACTTCTATTGCTTCCTTCTTGAGAACCTACTTGTAATGTAGATCTGTTCAAAGCATTAGTATTATATGTGGTCAACTCTGATACTATAGAACCATTAATATACAGGCCAGTGCTATTTGCAGTTATAATCAGATTTGGTACATCTGAATCACTTATGACCAATTCTTTTATTCCATAAGTACCAGCACTGCTGAATCTAAGTTTCTTAGTACTCTATGTATAATAAATATGTACAGTTTGAGCTGATCCACTTGAAATATCCTAACCATAACTGAATATATTCTCCTTTTCTTCTGTACAATTAGTTAAATCTATACTTGCTTCAAGAGATTTCTCTGCAGTATATAAGTTTTCAGAGATTGTATCTGTCCACTTAGCACTATTAGGAGAATAGTTTTCTTTTATGTAAGTATAATACTAAACCTTTAACTTAATAGAAGTAATTTGATTCTCACTTGGTACTCCATAAGTATTATTAAGCATACTACCTACTTGAATGGGTGAAAGTCCATACATAGTATTGTCTGTAGCCATAGTATATTCTGTACCATTGATAGTTATGATGTTCTAATACCAAGATAAAGTAATAGTATCTCCTACTTGAATATTAGATATCATTGTAGGACTGGTATTACCCATAACATTACCTCCTAAGTAAGCTAATAGAGTTGTACCACCTGCTTCTGAAGGATATACTAAATGTAATTTCTTACCAGTAAAAGTATCTATATTCTATCCTATTGAAAGTATATTCTATAATGCTGTTGTATTATTACTTATAGTTATAGTAGCCTCAAGAGTACCTTTCTTTGTACTGTCAAAATAATATTCATTAACAAAAGAAGTACCATTAGGATTGTAGTTCTTTAAGAAAGTCGCCTGTTGATTCTCCATTAAAAAGAAATCTCTTTCACAGTATACTGTAGGATCATTTGTAACTGCTGCTTTTATATGGATTCTATCACCATTAATATTAGTAGCTAAGTCTGCTGCAGTTTTATTGATTGTAATAGAATCTGTGCTTGGAACATTATAATTATCCTATAATCCTGTTATGGTAAAATCTACAATATTTGAACCATCTGAAGTAATTCCTATAATATTATCTTCCCCGGCTTTAAGAATATTAGTATTAAGGTTGAAGTTAATAATTGAAGGAGTTGTTACTATTTGTTCAAGTATTGCAAAAGCTCCAGTACTATTTTCATTCAATCTCACTATATCAACAGATTTCAGATTACTAAGACGATTGATAACAATATTAGAAGCAAGTAGAGCAGAACAATCTATGAAATGTATTTCTCTTGGAGAGCCTAAATTTGCCTGCCAAATACTATCATTCTCTTCAACTTTTATTCCTAAATTAGAATTAGAGAAAATTACTTTTTTAAGGTTATCTGAGTTAGAGAAGTCTAATACATCATTTGAAGTAAGTCCTAAAAGATTAACCTCTTCTACATTAGTTAAGAAATAAGGTAATTTATGAGTAGTTACTCCATCTGCAGCTAAGTAGTCTGTTGTGAAATCCTAAATAGAAGTATTATTGCTTATGGTAAAATTCTATATACTAGATAAAGTATATACAGTATGATTTCTCTAATCATAATTTAATTTTATATAATTAGTCATAGCATTTACCAAAGCAGGGTTACTTGTTACTCCAACAGGCAATAATACTATAGGGTCTTTCACTGAGATTAAATTCTTTTTAGTAGAAAGAATCTACCCAGACTTAAATGTTACTGTAAGTAGTAATTGTGCAGTATATTCTTCTCCTTCATTTGGTTCATTACTAGTTCTAGTTATTTGAATCTTAGAAGCATTCTTTCCTGTAGATGTATTAAGAATAGCAAAGGCATTATGTGTGTCTTGTATTAATGACCATTCAAAGTTTACTACAGGAACTTGTCTTTCTGCATTATTATAAGTATCTCCATAGTTTACCTTAAATTGGTAATTAGTTCCAGACCTGCTAAATATAATTCCATCTACACCTACAAGTAAAGAAGAATCAGGAGTAATATCTAAATCTGTAGGATATGCTGCATGGTCTATATATACAGGAGTTCTGGATTCAAGACCTAAAGTACCATCAGGATTAATAACCTGACATTTAACATAGAAGAATTCTATTGGCTATCCTCCATCTAATCTCATATAAGGAATATTAAGGCTCACTATTTCATCAGTTTCAGTAAAGAAGGCATTATTATAATTACCATTACTTGTACTGGGGTCATAAGGAGCTGTCTCTTCTGAAGGCTGAGTATCATAAGAAGCCCTAACACTACCATAAGTATCTACAATTTGCCATATTACATGAGGTTTAGTATCACTAAGCATGAACTGTGTGGCAAATAAAGGTACTTTTCTTATTCTATCATTTTCTGTACCTACATCAAAGATTATTGCATCTGAAGGAGTATTTACATAACCTTCTGCAAAATGTACCTAATTATTTACTCTGGTTACATATTCATTAGTACCAATAGTAACAATAATAGTACTCCTTCTATAATCTATCTTTAATCCAGTACTACTCTTCTGAAATACTTCATTGCCAAACTTAGTTTGTAATTCTTGTATCTAGTCACCAGTAAGTTCTGCATCTGAGAGAAGTATGTATCCAGAAAGATTCTCTGAAGGTTGTCCATTGTTAAAGTCTGCAAGTTTTAATACATCACTATAAGATACTCCACTCCAATTAATATCATAACATTTTAAAGTTCTGCCAGCAAAATTTCCATCTCCTGCCTCAATGTCTGAAATCCATTGGAAAATCAGATTTTTAGCACAATCATTAGAAGCTGTAGAACCTGAGAATACTATTGTATTTAAATGAGTTAAAGTATTTACTCTGGTAAAAGTATAAGTATTAACTCCTGTATTTGTGTGCCAGAATTGTAAGTCTGTCCAACTTGAAGACTTAAGATTAAGAGTTGTTACTGTATCAGGAAGTTCTATTATATTATACGCAGAACCATTAGGAATACCATTAAATCCAGTTAAATTACATCCCTTAGCATAAAGAGTATTTAAAGAAGTCATTCCTTGTAACATACTATCCAGCATAGCATTGAAATCATTTCCAAGGTGTCCTCTTACATTAAGGGTCTGAAGGTTTTGAAGAACAGATTCTTTATTATTAGTACTGAAGGTTACATTGACATTTGAAGCCATTATACCTGCAGCCATAAGTTCCTCAGGAACTCCCATATTAAGAGTCTTTAAATTGGCTCCAGTAGCAGCAGAATAGCATCCACTTAAATTAAAAGTCTATAGAGAATAAGCTAAAGCTGATACATCAAGGTCTGAAATAGCAGAAGCTCCTTTAATATGTACAGGAGACTTTTGAGAAAGGTTTAATCCCTCTAAATCAAAACTTCCTTCTATACCACTCTTAAACTCACCAAACTTAATCATTGCATCAAAGTCTGTAAGGTATAATCCAGAGTAAGTATCTGTAGCAGTCTTAATCTTTATAGTATGATTATTAGGAATTGTTGCAGAAGGATAATTAGCAGCCATATAGATATAACTTTCCATAAAGTCGCCTATCTGCCATTTAGCATCCCAATAATCCATAGATAAACTTGCCCACCAATGTCTATGTGTGGTTCTAGCACCCTAAAGCCATGCATATACATCAGAAGCTTCTATATATTTATAGTGTCCACTATAGTTATATAGTCTCTCACACCATTTATCTTGGTATTCTTCATCAAGGTACTTTAATACATTGGCATAAGTAAATCCAGCTTTATAAAGAGCAGTGGCTACTGCAGGTACTATATAATCGATCCAACCTTTTTGAGTGACTACCTCAAGTTCATAGGTCATTGTAGTGACTTCTCCTGTATCAGGGTCAGTTATTTCCTTAGTAACTTCCTGAATTTCTTTTGTGGAAGTCCATGCTTCAAGAGCATCAAATAACCAATTTGAAGTAGTAGAACTTCTACCTGATAATGCATAATCTCCTCCTACACCATCTCTGGTATTTCTATCTATAGGAGGATTAAATGCTATACCACCAGTATTTCTATTACCTAAAGCAATATCTATATCCCAAGGTTCATAATGCCAGTGCTGACCATCATAAGTCTTTAACTGAGCATTTCTTTCAAGGGAGTCAGCTAAACCTAATCTTAACACATCGATGTAGTATGCTGCTAATTTATAGAGGTCAAGATGGTTAGAAGCTTCATCTCTGAATTTTTTATAAGGGTCTGCAATATTTGCTGGATCATCAAAGTATTTTTTGGTTGAAAGTAACCATGCATAAAAAGATTCAAATTTAGTTGCTATTTCATCAAACTCTCCATCTTTAAGGTCTTCTTTAGCAGGATAGATTAATTCAAAATCATTCTCCCATCCTCTAAAAGTCTCACCATCTCTTTGGAAAGTTTCATTATATTTTACATTTCTTGTTTCAGTTTGGCTAATAGTAATAGGCTCACTTTCTGCTCTATAATCTGCAAAAGGAGTATTAACAGTTACTACCTCAAGCCTAATTACATCCTTATTATCCCATATTCTCTCACCTTGTTTCTTACTGGATTCAAGAAATCTGAAAGGGTCTTTAGGAATATTATAGATACTTCTTTCACCATATATATAATCAGATTTTTTATCATCCATAAATACATATTGGCCTAAGAAATGCATTCCAAGATCATCTTTATAGAATACTACACAAGGGAAGGAATCAGGAGCTATTCTAATAGTATAAGGGAAGGCAGTTTGAATATAATCCTACCACATATCACCATCATTCCATTCTTTAGTAGTATCATTAATTAAGGATTTCTGATTTGAAGTAAATAATTGAGGAGGTGTTCTTAACTTATATTCAGGCTTAGCATCAGTGCCAAAGTTAGCATTATACCAAGTATCTTGAATAAGTCTTTCAATACCACCATTATGTACTCCTGAAGAGTCTGCATAGTTAGCTTGAAGAACCCATTTCTTAGCAGGAATAGCACCATCTTTAAAAACATATCTTCCTTTATAAGCTTTATTATCAGAAGTCATCATATCTTCAGAATCTGTAAGATACAATTCTCCTTGTAAAGTCTCCTATGTAAGAGTATCAATAAATTCAGAATCAGACCATATCTTAAAAGAAGGTACAGGATAATTCAATGTAGATTGTCCATGCTTTCTAAGTCTACAATTCTTAATTATCATATTCTTTGAGGGGTCTCTTCTACATATTCTCTATAAGGTTACTCCTATCTAGGTTTCCTTTCCTATACCTGAACCTATTAGGGCTTTTACATTACCTGATAATATAACTACATCAATTCTGTCTGCTACAGAGTCTATATCAATAGTATTGGTACTTGAAGAAAGAATATCATTCTTTTGTATCAATGCAGCTTTATTATCACTATCAAAGATGAAGTTATTATAAGCCTGTTCATATGTGATATACCTCTGATAAGCTCTTATGGAGTATATAGATATAGCAGATTTAGCATCAGCTTTACCTATGGTAATTCCTGTATTATTAGTAGTAGAGATTGAATAAGTGGCAGCTCTTTCAAGAATACCATTTGTTACAATAAATACTAATCCATGTTCAGGGTCATCATCAGATTGGCTAGTTTTAGCTCTATTGAAAATAAAGCATACTTTTAATCTTTCATTTTCCTTGAAATTAGTAGTTACAATCTTACTATTACCTTCTGCAAAGTATGCAGAATTAGGAGTGATACCAATATGACTGCCATTAGGATTGCCAATAGTTACTATTTCCTATGAGGCATCTTCAACTTGAGAAGTTTTAAAGTCTATTTCAAAAGCAGCACCATTAGCAGGAATATTAGTATTAAACAAAGGATAATTAATACTTGCAATAGTTTTTGCAGGAAGTACTAAAGCTCCATCATTCCATCCAGAATAAGAGTCCCAAGTTAAATTTGTAAAGGTAGTTTCATATCTTCCATATGCCCAAGTATGATCATTATTGGCTTTACCTATAGTATTAAGTTTCAGACTATAACTAGGAGCCTCTTCAACTTTATAAGCAGACTTGGTTATAATTATACTATAAGAAGCTACCTCTGAATCTTTAACATATGCCTTTAACTGATATTGCCCAGTAGTGGTAGAATATCCATCAGGAATAAACTCAAGGGTATATATATTATGCCTTGAAGTATTCTGTTCATTGATGATTGTATAGGTGTCATCTAAGGCATCATATAATTTCCATTGGACTACAGTAGCACTGGCACTTGTTGAAGCATAGCAATAGGGAAGATTAAATTTCTCATACTGAGTAGCATAAAGAATAATTTCATTTCTACTATCTTCTTTAGGTTGAGAAGTACTTATACAAACCTCCTTACTACCTGTGTTATTAAGTACATATACATTTTGATAAATAACATTACTATAGAAAATATTACCATCAATAACTACATATACATAAGTTTCAATAAGATGCTTACCTATGCTTAATGGAGAACCATCATTGAATGTACTTGGGTCTATACTATAATTTGCATTACCTCTATCATTCTAAGGTCTGATACTGTTAGTATCTGTGATAGTTAGTTCCTTCTGTGTATTAGTATCATATACTCGAATAACCCAATTCTTCTGTATGCCTACAGGAGCTGTATAATCTATACTGATAGTATAATCACTATATACATTACCATTATCATCATCAGAAGCACCATTTTGGAAAGCAGTTTTATTAGTAATTTGAAGGTCAATCATTTCTATAAAATAGGCTACAGAATATGTAAACTATGATACTTGACCATAAAAGTCCATAGTTACTTTGTTATTACCTACAGTAAGATAACTTGAAAGATCTTCCTCTACTTCTTTCTAACTCTGAGTATAACTTCTTACAAAAGAACTTTGCTTACCATCACTATCTACAATAGTATAAGTTACAATCAGGTTATCTGCAAATAGAGCCCCATCTCTTGATAATTCCCATTTATAATATACTTTTGAATTATCATCATTTACACCATATCTTGAGTATTTAGTTACTCCTCCTTGAAATAAATCATTATTTACATCCTTTAAGGATAATTCATATGGAGAGGGTACATCAATGCTGAATAATTCAAGATTTTCATATTGCTTCTTCAGATCTTCATCTGTAATTTCCTCACGCATAAGCCATAATTTATAGGCATCTTCACTACTAAAGAACCTAAATAATTTATTGGCTTCATCTTTGTGTCTATATAAAGGAGTTTTAAGTTTATTCATCAGAAGTTCTCTTATGCTACTTCCTGATAAAGGCAATCCTGATGTTACCTCCTCTTTAGTAATAGAGTTAACACCAGTTAACCAATTTACAAACTCATTGACACTACCTGTGTAAAGTTGTTGTTGCTTTTTTGCCATATTAATTTATATTATCAACCCAAGCCTAATCATCGGTCCAAGGAAATTCATCCATCCAATAACCATTAGCAAAACAGGACTATGTTTCTGTTAAGAGTTCCCATACTAGACGGGAACCCTTATGTACAGCAGTAATATAATTGTCCTTCTTATGAATGGAGGTTATTGCTTTTCCATCTTTATATATCATAATATTTAAGTATTAGCCCAAGGACCAAAATTATTAGTTTTAGCCCAATTTACAAATGTTACAATATCTGCAGCATTCACAGATTCTGTTCCTACTGTAATAATAGTTGCAGGATTTTTGATGGTTACTTTAGGAGTATCTACTACATTCTCTTTAGTTCCTATTAATTCTACATAAGGAGCCTCAAGTTTAATAGTATTACCACCTTCAATATTTATATTTCTAGCTCCATCTTCAAGACCTTCAAGTACTACATATCCAGCAGCAGTGTATTGTATATTCTAAACAGACACTGAAGTTCCTGTACCTCCTGAAGTGTCAGTAGCAGGACATTCATAAGCAACTGTAAGTGCTGCATCTATCTCTGCTTTTGTTGTAGGCATTGTAAGAGTCAGAGTATAAATACTTATATCTGAAGCATCATTAAATGTTACTACTTCAGCAGGTACTTTGGATTTCTTTTTACATTCCCAAGTATAAAGCTGGGTCTCTTCATCATATACAAGATAGATGTATTTTCTGTCTGCAATAGCTACATTATTTCTTGAAATAACAGCTTTATTTTTATCCTTATATTCTGCAGGTTCAATTACAGAAGCAGCCTGTGGATTAATAACTTCAGCTACTTGAAGGTATCTTGTGCCAATAAGGTCATTAAGATGCTTTACAGCATCATGTTTCTTTTCATTAAGAGCAGATTCAAGTTCTCCTGGTGTAAGAGGTACAGTTACTGTAACTCCATTGGCATTAGCTGCAGGAGAATGTACTCTCTCTGAAGAATTAAGAGTAATGCTATCAAAGCTTAAACTGCCTATTGCAGAGGAACTCAACTGATTTAAAGTAAAGTAAGGAGTTACATCACTTTCCTAAAGTTCAAATATCTTAGTATCAATTTTAGCAAGCTCTTTTTCAGTAGCAGGTCTCCAATAAAATTTAGTAAACAGAGTTTCTATTTGGAAATTACCTTTCTTTGAAATACCTGTTTTAATACCAAGGTCTCCATTGAAAGTATAAGCAGTTTTAATAATATCCTGCCAAGTAGCCTGTTCATCTCCTATTTTAGTTTGATTCTCAATGTGGAAAGCTTCCTCTATAGTATCATAGAAATCATCAGCAGCCTTTACATAAGCCAGTTTCTGAGTATTATCATAAGTTTTACCAGATACCATTTTATTTGAGGCTACTGGAGTTCTTGTAGCCATCTTTACAAGGCCATGTTTATTAAATCTATATTCTCCTGTATAAAGAGAAGCTTTATCTGTATTAAAAGTACCAAACTCTAACCCATTTCCACCACCATGCTCAAACTTGATTTTATTCATATTACCACTCTTATCTGAACCAAATGGCTATAGAGCAATTCCACCATGAGCATTACATCTAATATCCCATGCTCTGGCTTTCATAGTAACATAGGACCAATATTCCTGTCCTGCAATTTCAGCTTTATTCTTAGTTGCATTAGCAAGGAAGTTTACATCCATATACTCATTATCAGAGAGATTTACTGGATCATTACTCTATATAGTAAGTTCCCTTAATTCAAGTTTAGCATGAATAGGTACATCATTACCATCATGAAAGTTAAGTTTTAATTCCTATTGAGCAGCTTGTTTTGCAGCAGGGTCAGTTTCTGAAGCACCTCTGTGAGAAGAGATAAAAGAAACATCATCTCCTGGTTTTAATTGAATATCATCTTCAGCTTCAATGTTAATTTTTCCTCCCTTACCATTTGCACTCTTAGCTGGAGAGCTGAGAGTTACATTAGGTTTAGTATTCACTTCAAGAATAGAATTTACACCTGAAGGAAGAGCTGCAGCTGAAGCATTTTCATCTGCTATTGTAAGGTTATATAAAGTAGATGTTCCTGTATTAGGATTAGTTACTCTTATTTGTTTAATTGTATTCATATATTTGTATTATTTTTAAGATTCAATTTCTTCTGCTGTCCATGTTGCATCTGAAGGATTGAGATTATTAATAGTAATAGTTATATTACCTCCTGCATATCCTATAGTATTTGCACTGGTGCTTATATTCATAGATATTTCTGATGCACCACTTTGAGTCAGACTTACTGTCACTCCTCCTATAGTAAAGGAAATTGTTTTTGCAGAAGTATCTGTATTAGCAGTTACTTCAATTACTACCAATACTTTATAAGCACCTGTTTTACCAAACTCTCCTAAAGTAGTATAAGGAGATGCAGAAGTAATTTGTCCCTATACTGTATAGCCTGCAAAGGTAGTAGTATCTGTGGAGAGACTACAATTATTTAAGTTATCTACTGCAAGGGAAGCAGCATTACTTCTAAATACTATTCCTATCTTACCTCCATCAATAGGAATTATCAGATTATTAACCAATTGATTAGGATTGGATTCTAATAAATATCCATAAATTGTATTAATATTCTAACCTTGCTGAGTGACAGCTATAGTATGTTCTTTATCTTGATATCCAGTTTTACTTCCTGTAACTTTTATAGAACTGGATCTTGCTTCTCTTCCTTCCCAAGCATCTGCAGTTACTTTTATAGTACCATCGCCTGTACCATTTACTGGAGAACCTATGGAATTGTTATTCAATTTTAAAAATTTCATATTACTTATCTTTATTGTGCTGTATTAACTGTTACATAAATAGAAGTCATCCTTATGCCATGATCTAATACATCTATTAATGTAAGATTGTTATAATCTACCTCACTGTCTTTCACTGCATATATTTCATGGAATAACTCAGCAGGCATTTGTGCAGAAACTCCTTCAATATAATGCTCAATATAATTAGACATTATAGTAGGACGGCTAATATTAAGGGTTTCTCCATCATGCTCATTTCTATATATAACATAACTATATCCAGTAGGTAGTGCACCATAACCTTGAACATCAGTTATTTTTGAATCAATTCTATCTATACCTGAAGTTAAAGTAACTGCTGTATTTCCATTATCTACATTAATATCATCTTGCAGAACACCATTTATGTAAGTCCTTATATTAGCAGTTATAGAAGAGTTATCTGATATATTCTAAATACGATCTGTATCAGTCATATCTTTTTCTGCTTGACTTACATTTATAGTAATGGTCTTATTAGTGCCTGTCTGAGTAAGTACTATAGTACCACTTCTTACAGTAGTTGTAGTAGTATTAGCTTCTCTATTAATAGTAACTGTATTATTTGATATATTTACACTCACCCAAGAAGGTTTACTTGTACAAGTATATTCTATAGAAGAATTATCATCTGTATATTTGGATATAATACCTGTAATAGTATCAGTTCCTGCAGTATTACTATATGTAGCTATAGTCTGTGAAGTACTATTATCACTTAAAGTAAAAATTGAAGTTCTTGCTACAGCAGCTTGAGTTACAGTAATTTGAATAGTATTATTACTATCTTGCTGTGTTAATGTTATAGTACCTGTTCTGGTAGAAGTGTTAGAATTAGCTTCTACTGTAATACTGATACCTACCATATTATTATTAGTATCCAGTACTTCACTACAAGTAATCCAGGATTCCTGACAATTTATAGAAAAATCCTATATATTACCATTCTTTGTAGAAGTAATATTAATTACTTGATTTAAACCAATATCTTGTACTTCAATTACTTTCTAAGTAAGTCCTTCACTTGTTTGAAATACATAAGCTGAAGCTGCCTGAATTATACTTATATTCTGCACAACACTTGTAAATCCTGTTTTTGAAGCAGTAATCCTTATATTATGTGTCTTTTGGACAGCAGCATCATTAGTAGGAATTGTTACTATAAATTGCCCAGCCCCACTTCCTGAGGCTGGATTAACTGTTAAAATCTTCATATTTATTCAAGTTCTTCTGCAGACCATGATACTTCATCATCATTATCTGTATTTATATTTATTGTTTGAACATTTCCCATTGCATTGAGAATTATAGAATTAATGGATGTTTCAAAGGTATAATCCCCTGAAGATAATTCTATAATAAGAACATCATTTTCATCTACAATACCATCGATGTTAAGTATTCCATCATCATCTACTACACCAATTAAATCAAGGATATAATCCTCATCCTAAGGCTCAGGTTCAGGTTCAGGCTCTGGAGTAGGTGTAGGTGTAGGTGTAGGTTCTGGTTCTGGTTTTTCCTCTTCATCTTCATAAGTAAAATAAATAGTATCCTCATCCTTTTCTTCAAGGGCTTCATACTCAGATTCTGTAAGAAATTCATGATGTATTCCATCTACTATTATAGAAGAACCATCTGTTCCATCTTTACCATCTTTACCACTTACTTTAAATTCAGTTTTAACTCCATTTATAACCCAATAACCATCATCACTGATAGCTATAGCAGTATTTCCTGTAGATATGATAGTGGCTCCATCTTTTCCGTCTTTTCCATCTTTTCCAGGGTCTCCTTTATCACCCTTATCTCCTTTATCTCCTTTATCTCCTTTAGGACCTGATGCAGTAAATTCTGTTTTTACTCCACCAATTACCCAGTAGCCATCATCACTAATAGTAATCTCCTTACCTTCAGTACTAATTATAGTAGCCCCATCTTTTCCATCTTTTCCTTTAAGAGCTTCTAACTACTCTGGAGTAAAATCATAATAAGTAAATGGATCTCCTTTATCTCCTTTATCTCCCTATGGTCCTTGAAGATCCATAGTGTCAATTATGGCTGTAATAAGAGTATTGAGGGTGGATAAATACACTCTATAGTTTACACCATTTCTGACTATAGTAAAGAAATCTCCTTCCTAAAGATTTGAGACTTCTTTAAACTATGAATCTTTCTTAGAGTGTTGTTTAAGATATTCCTCAATTTTCTTATAGTCTTCTTGTGTGAAAAACATATATGTTATCTTTAATTATTTTACTATAGTTTAACGATGCAAAGATACAACAATTATTTTAAATCCCCAAGAAAATAATGAAAAAATTAATTATATGATATAAAGTTAGTAACTGATTTGTAGGTATAAAATATTTACTTTATCTTTGCAGGAATGATAAAAATAATCATATGAAAATATTTAATTTAACTGAAAAAGAAGAAGAGGCTGCTGAAAAATTTATGGAGAAACACAGACATAAAGATGTTTTCAAAGGAGCTATAGGAGGGCATTTAAGTTATAGATTCACCCTTACTTCCATAGGTACATGTGTTTCTGTGAGCTGCAGTATATGTGAGAAAACTAAAAATATTACTGATTATAGTAAATGGTAAATAAAAAAGGTGGTAGAAATACCACCTTTTTAAATATAATCTTTGAAAGTTTAACTAATTTAATTATGATTACTTAAAGTTTCTAAATTCCATCATATTACTAAGCATATTTGCTAGTACATTTCTACCAAAATCATCTTCATTTTCCTGATTAGCTCTGGAGATGTAATGATTTATTACTGTAATAATCTGTTTAAGAAGTATATTATTTTCTTTAAGCAGTTTATTGTTCTAATGTGTTTTATCTTTGATGTATTCAATTGTATCAAAGATATAATCTTCTTCTCTTTTTGTCATAAAAATCAAAATTTAATATGCAAATAATAACTTTCAAATGACCAAATATTTTAAGTTAAATATTGTTAATGCTTCAATATTTAAATCAATTTATTATCAAAGTAACACTTTTATTGTTAAACTCTTGATAATATAAAATAAAACAGTTACCTTTGCACAATCAAAATAATAATAGTAAAAAAACAAGAAATATGAATAGAGCATATTGTTATAGCCCTCAAGCTATTGATAAAAAACTGGCAAATTATATGAGTACTCGTCCTTATGCTATAGCATGGACTCCTGGATTTATAGCTACTCTAAGAGGTGCTTATGATCTTGCCAATGGTTTCTCTGAAGAACAGGGTAAGGTTAATCCTATGTGGTCTTTAGATATAGATACTGAAGATTATGATGGAGACAGTGTACAAGCGGATAACCTTTATAATATAGCACAAACTTTAGCAGACTTTAGATTTGAGAAAAAGAAGGAACAAGCAAATGCTATAAATAATTTTAATGAAAATAGAACTGAAATATGGACAACTATTTCAGATAATTATTCTGATTTAAATACATTTTATCAGAGAGCTTCTCAACTTTCCTTCTATTTTATTCAAGCTGTAGATAATTATATAGAACAACAAAGGTTGGAGGGTAAAATATTCACTAGAAAGCAGATTATTGAAGGCATTCCTTTGGAAGATGAAGATGGTCATTATGTTATGTCTAATGGAAAGCCTATGATGGCAATAGATTCTGATAAAATATTTAGTGCTGTATTCAATAGGTTTATGGAGGATTATTCTGAAAGAATGGATGATCCTAATACTAAAGAAGCAGCAAAGAAAGAATATTATCATAATGAGTATCAGAAGATATTTAATCCTAAAGTATGGGCGGCTTTATTAATGGCCTCTAAAGCCCAGCTTAAACAAATGGAGGGATTAAAGGTTAGTCTTACTGATAATAGTGCTTCTGAAGTAGATTTAAGTACTCTTAATGATAATGATTTATCAGACTTATTTATTGCAGAAGAATCTGTCAGGGAAGGTTGGCAAGTAATTACAGATTGTTTATCTGCTTATGGAAATCTTTCCAAAGAAGTTAGAAAGGCTTTGAGTTATATACCTTTATTAGATGAAAAAGGGCAAGCTTTAGAAGATGACTTAGGTTACGATATAAGAATGAGTTCTATAACTGCTTATCATGATTTAATGGATTTACTTAGGAATTGTCGAAGTAAATCCAAAATGATGAAACTTATTGAGAGAAGTCAAGGATTTAGAAGCCTTTATGATAAATTAGTTAATAATGAGGTTCTTCAGTCCCAATTATATAATAACTTTAGAAAAACATCCCAACTTTATGTACAGATACAATGGGAATGGAATAAAATTAAGTTTTATGTTTTAAATAAAACTAAAGGAGAGCATTCTGTAGGAAATTATTTATTTAGTATAAAATATCGTCCTGCAGGAAGTAGTATAGCTGCTTCTAGTAGAACTCATTGGAGCCAAGCAGATCTTGATTCTTTAAGCAACCTTTTAAAACAGTTTGAAGATAAATATGATTCTGATGGGAAGTTAACCTATAGTTTCTGGAAAGAAAGGGCAACTCAACAGGCAACCCTTCTACGTAAAGTTTTTAATGCTTTAGGTATAGCATATACTGATAAGGCCCTTTCTACTTTATTAGATAATAAAAAGAATCTTTCCGAGGTTGTTAAACAGCTTGCAGGTTTAAGCCAACATGGAGGATTAAAAAGTGAGAGAGCTGACACTGAAGGATACAATTTTTATGCTTGGCTTACTTATAAAACTAAAGAACAGGAAAAGGGTGATACTCAAGCTAAAATTGAAAAGATCATCACTAAACTTGAAGAGAGTGGTAATGGAATTGTTTATGAAAATAAATGTAGAACTGTAAATGGTAAAGGACAATCTGTTACTTACTATGGTGATGTACAGCCAAATTTTATGGGAGACTTATTAGGCAAAATTCAATCTTTTGCTCAAGCATTTCCAGAAGAAAGGGAAGAAAGTAGAAAAGAATTTAAAGAGTGGTTACGTAATAAATATTTTTCTAGTTCTCAATTTTGCACAGATTTTGATGCAGAGGGTAATCCTAAATCTTCCAGTAATGTTAAAAACTTTTTATTAAGAACTCTTTGGGAAGAAGCTAATGCTGATGTAACCAATGCTAGAATAGAAGCAACTAATAAGCAAAGAAAATTAGATAATGAGGCACCTCTTCCTTATGTTACTGATATGTTTGATGATAATAGCCTTACCTCTCAGTTTCGATTTATGAGAGTTGTAACAGGTAAGTATCAACAGACAGTCATTCCTTTTGAAAACTTTACTACTAAGCAACATTTTGAACAATTAGTAGGTTCTTATTTTGCATTAGACACTCAATCGAATCAGCAAATGCAGGAATTTGTTTATGTTCCTGTATTTGTATTAGGAGACAGTGGAGTATGTAAAGTTCTTAAAATAAAAAGAAAATCTACTTTTGATGATTATCAAGATGATAAATTTAATGGAGATTCAGTTGTTGAAGAACTATATAACCTTTATGAGTCAGAACTTAGAAGAATGACTCTTTTCCAAAAATTTATTGAACAGAATAATAAAAAACATATTAAAAATAATCCTAATATACTCAAAACTTCCAAGAAATTTACAATGCTCACTTTCTTAAATGAAGAATTTAAAGGCAGAGACTTTAAAACTCTTGGAAAACAAGAAGTAAAACAGGCTATTAATAAGTACTTAGAAAAAGGATTTGCCGCATTTTTAAAAGTAGGAGAAAATACAGGAGCTCTCAAAGTAGATAGTTCTGGAAAACTAGGAAAGAATCCTATGTATCAAGATATATGTAGGATAGCAGATCCTAGGAAAGAAGCCCATTCTAAAACTCCTGCACTTAGGGAAAGGCTTAAAGAGCTTTATTATAATGTATATCTTTCCAATCTTTTACAGTATCAGATTTTTACTGGAGACTTAGGATATTACGAAAGTGTAAAGGAGTTTCAGAAGAGATATAAGGAAGTTCATGCTCCAGGAGAAGTATTGGATGTAAATGCTACTTGGAAAGGTAAGGAAGTAGTTAAGGCAAATGCTCAAGGACTTAAAACTCAAAAGACAATATATTTTGAAGATATTGGAGTCAGTGTAGAAGAAAATAATAAGGAGCTTGCTGAAGTACTTCTTAAATTACATTCCTCTGATAGAGCTGCAGCTGAAAAAGCCATCGCTGAGGGTATTTTAGAGCCTAAGAAAGGAATAGAAGAGGATGAAAGACAAAAGCGACTTAAAGAACTTTTAGGAAGTAATTATAATGTATATTTAAAGTTCATTACTACTCCTAAATCTGAAGTAACACGTGGTTCAAGTGGTAGTTCTCAAACAGATGGTCAAGGTTTTAGGCATATAGATTCTTATAGAAAGATAGAAATAATGAGAGGTACTTGGAGTAGCAATCCTCTTAAGGAAGTATTGTATCAAGAGGTCTCAACTATTAATGAAGATTGTATAAAGAATCATCGCAATCCTACTCCTGAAGAACTTGATAGAATTCAAGCCTTCCATGTGACAATAATGCCTTTAAAGCCTTACCTATTTACTATGGAAAAAGTACATATAAATGATGGAAAGACTGATGATAATCTGTTTGTTCCTGTACAACATAAATATGCAGAAGCTATATTAATTCCTTGCCTGCTTCCTGTTGGAAGTAAACTTAGAGAAGTAGCTGAGTATATGGGAGAGAATAATATTGATTTGATATGTTCTGATTCTGTAGTAAAGGTAGGTATGTGGGGACAAACTGATATTGAGGAAAAGAGTTCCACTGACATTTCTAGCTTTGTTAATGAGGCAAAGAAGAATATTAGTAAACTGCCTTCATCAGTTAAAACTGATAGCAGTCCTCTTAGAATAATGAGTATTGAAAAGGGTCTTGATTTTAATATTTCTGTAGGAGAAACCTATAATGTCAAGTTAGATGATAAAAATGCTCAATATCATATTCTTGGGTATGAACAAGATGGAGATCAACATCTTTCTAAAATATGGTTTACATCTTCTGAAGCTCCCAATAAAGTATCTAGTTTAGTAGGAAGCACTCTTGCAGAATTTATTGATGCTGCAGGTAGTCATAATCCCATTAAAGCTAATACTAACAGTACTATAAATATTAAGGATAATCTATCAAAAGCTGTTATACATGAATTGAATTATGAAGATTATAGAATTCAATCTAATGTTCCTGAACATATAAATGTAGAAAGGGCATTGGGTACTCAGATAAGGAAACTTATTATGGGTAATATTAATATGTTTTCTAAGGATGTTTATGGATACTTAAAAGATAAAAATGGAGAAGATATATCTTTTAGACTTACTAAAGGAGGAAGTAAAATGAAACTTACTGGTAGAAATCTAGTTTCTTTATATACTTCTCTTATAGTAGCTAATATGATGCAATCTTTTGCTAAGTTTAAAAGAAATATTGAAAATGAAAAGAAATTAAGTACCCTTCTTACTTCTGCTATTGTTAATAATGATAGGTACTCTTTACATCAATTGCTAGACATAGCAGTTAATGATGGCGAGTTTGCTACTCCTTTATATGAAGGTTCTATAGAGCATGATACTATAAGTATGATAGCCAGTATCTTCAGAAAAGAAGTTAATAAGCAGGATATGAATGGAGGTAGTGCTGTACAAGTTTCTGATTGGGGAATTACTGCTAAAGAAGAAGTTACAGGTACTGAAAGACCTCTTAAATTTGTAACGGATGTAAATAATGAAAATGTATTATATGCAGAAATTGAAATTCCTTTTAACTTTACTTATATCAATTCTGATGGTATAGAAGTGGCTTTGGACTTTAATACTTATTGTAACCCTGATGGAACTTTTAAATTAACAGGTAATACTATTGATATAAAAGGAGTCAAAGTAGCAGAAACTAAAATAGAGCATGATTTTCCTGGCATACTAGACATAATTGCATATAGAATTCCTTCAGAAAGATGTTACTCAATGCTTAATTGTAGAGTAGTCAGATGTTCCAATATGACAGCTGGAGGTACTATAAGAGTTCCAGCCCAAGGTACTACTATTGCAGGTTTTGACTTTGATATTGATAAGTTATACTTATTAAGAAGAAGTTTTGTTAAACGAAGAGTAGCTGTAGAATCTGCATATTCAGGAGCCGAAAAGTATGATATTTTTGCTAAAATATATGCTATGGATGCTGAAAGACAAAGAGTTCTTGAAGCTAAAGATAAGTCTCAAAAAGCAAATATTATTAATGCTCAAGCAGAGAAGACTTTAAGAGAAATGAATCAAGATCCTGATGATTATGCTTCAGTAGAATCTCTTTGGGAAGAACTTTTTATAAATCTAGAAAGTCCTTATACTACAGTATATGAAGAACTAAGTAATGAAGATAAAGATTATTTAGAGAATAAGCTCATAATACCAGGAGAAAGATTAAAAAATGTAATTTTCTTAAGCAATCTCTTTAATGAGGAGAAAAGACGTAAAGTTTCAGAAATCTCCGATGATAAAATTTACAAAGGATCTGAAGTTTTTCATATGTTATTTGATGAACTGAATAATGGTCAAATAAGTAAAAAAGGTTGGAAAATTTATAATAAATTAGACTATTCTCAGGAATATTATGATGAGGAACAAGTAAGAGAAGATGAAGACTATATTCCTTCTTCTGCTATAATATCTAAGTTAAGAGCTATAAGAGAAGCTTCAGGAGAATATCACTATGAAAAAACTGCCAAAGGAAAAGTAAAGAAGGTTTATGATAAGGCTTTAGCTGAATACTGGAATACTATGATTGAGCAGAATCCTTATATGGAAGGTGAAGATGCTTATGATAAAGGCAAACTCTTTGAACAAGCAGCAAAAGAACTTGGCTTATGGAAAGAGATTGAATATAAGGAAGAACTTGAAAATTATGATTTTGATAAAGGAGTAACACAGAATAGTAGGTCCTCTAGAAATAATCTTATCTTTGAGTTAATGAGACAGAGACTTATGGACCCTGAGACTCTTAGAGATAGGTTAACTCCGGGTGGATTTGATAATTCTAGAAATGCTGCTGCATATTTGAAAAAGCTTCTACATATTAATGAAGAACAAGATGCTGCAGATCCAAGTACTCTATTATTCTATAATCAGCTTAATCAAGTAGCTGCTAAATTAATTGGTGTATTTGCTAATCAAAGCACTAATCACCAATTATCATCTATAATAAGAAGTTTAGATTTGAGAGAACCTATTCTTTTCGATGGTATGATTGATGCTAAACTTATTAAAAGCACAGAAGCCTTGGAAGGACTAGAAGATACTGAGAAAGAAGAAAAAATAGGGCGTAGTTTATTATCTAAAATTATACAGTTGAAGGATGGTACTATAGTAGATATAGATTTAAACCTTGCAGAATTCCTTGCTGCTTCTGTAGATGCTGTAAAGGATCCTGTATTGAATTATCTTAACTTTAATACCACTACTGCCTCAGTAGGAGCCTTACTTGCTAGAATGGGCTATGCTACCAAGGATATAGGACTTTTATTTAATCAGCCTATAATTAAAGAGGTATGTGATATTATTCAAAATAGTGGTAATACATTATCCTTTAATAGTGTAAAGAGTGATATTATTAAAAAATATGGTACTTATGATGAATATAAAAAGATTGCAACTGATGTAACATCTGAAACATTAGAAGACACTATAACCAGATATATAGATGTTTCTGAAAAAGCTCCTAATGCTCAAGAGGCCTTTCAATCTCTAAAGCAAGAGAAAGATTATATGCAGACACAATTAGCTGCATTGAAAATATTTGATCAGGCCTTCAAAGCTTCCAGAGAATTAAACAATTTTATAAATACCACTAAATTCACTGCGGCAAATGCTGTAGGCAGTACTTTAGGCTTCTTTTATAATCAGCAATATAAAGTAGAAGATTATGTTAATCAATCAGACAACATGTTAAAGATGGTTATTTATGAATCTCTTAAGAATGCTCAGGAAATACAAGAGGGTTCTAAAGAAGTACAAGATAAGTCTCTTAACACTAAAATACCAAGCAGTCTGGTTAATGATAGAGAAGCTTATATAAAATCTCAAATAGAAAATCCTTTTGCTTTTGAGCAGTGTATGTATGATTTAAATAAGGAATTTCTTAAAATATTAAGTAAGTACTATCCTTATGATAAAGCTATTTATAAAAATAGAAGAGAGGTATTAAGAGATTTTTTAGCTTATACTAGAGTATTGGATGCAGAAACTATAGATTATGCCCATAGAGAAACTATGCAGCATATATTAAGTTCCACTGATAGTGCCTTTAATCCTACAGCTATTTATGTCAATGAAGCAGGTGAAGAAATATTGATAGATACTGATAAAAAGGATCTTGATGGTAATCCTATTAAGCGTCCCTTAACTAATAGAGAATATTATTTATATCAATTTCCTATTGAATTGTTTAATATGGAGGGAGTTCCCAGAATTGATGCTTTAAAAGAGAAATATCTCAAATTTACCTATTCAACACATACAGACACAACTACTGGAAAAGTTAATGCACAATTAAATATATCTGTAGATTTAGCTGTAGAACAAACAGATAAAAATACTTTTACTAATCTTTGGGCACAGTTAGCTTCTCAGCATTCAGACCCTCTTCATATAAACCAGATAAAAGTAGACTTTATAAAAAAGTATATAAAACTTCATTATCTTATTCCAATGGATATTACATTGAAGAATTTAGAGCGTGCTAAAGGAGAACGTTATGAAGCTTTAAATAAAAAATATGAAGACTATGAAGAAAAATTGAAAGATTTCTTAAAAGATATACTGTCCTCAGAACAGTTAGAAGAAACACTTACATTTGCTAATGCAGAAACCTTTATAAACGTTTATAATGTAGATAGAATTAATCTTCCTGCTGAGGAACAAGAAGCATTAAATAAAGAAATCCAAAAGAAAATAAATATGGATAATATATGTAATAAAGTAGCTTTAGGACTATATTTTCATAATTATTATAGAACTGGTTTTGGTACAGGTCCTTTTAGCTTCACACAATTTACTCCTATTGAAGTGAAAAATCTTATTGAAATAGGAGAGGGGGCAGACAGAATGCCTTATCTAGATTATATAAGGCCTGATAATTTGGAAACCTTAGCTACTGCAGCAATTAAAGGCAGGTATCCTAGAAGTGCTGTTGAATTTGCTTATATGTATGCTTTAAATCATACAGATGATTACAAACTTGTCACACCTATGCCTTCTACAGGTAATCAAACATATGCCTCCTATTTTGTAGATGCTTATGGCTATGCTACTTCAAAGTTTTCTATTGATATACACACTGCTGAAAAAGATATTAAGGAGGCTGATAAGAAGTTTGTTATGGCTGTAGATAAAGAAACAGGAGATTTTAAGGTACATCCTGTTATTAGAAGGGGTGGACAAATTTATGTAGCCACTATAGATGGAGAATATAATTTTACTGGTAATATATTTGATTCCTCCAGGCACATAGTTACTTATATGAATGTACCTATCTTAGGAAAGAAAAATGTTTCTACTACATATGCCTCTACTTTAGATGAAGCTTTAGCAATAAAGAAGGGAGATGCAGAAGTGCTTACAGCAATTGAACAATCTATAAGTGATACAATTAAAGAAGATATTATAAGAAGACAACTGGAAGAAAAAGGAGAAGAAGTTGATGTTGATGATCTTCTACATCAAAGTGAAGAGGTACCCTCGGAAACTGTTGAGGAAAATCCAATAGGGGCTAACTTTGCAGAAGATGATTCTTATACTGAAGAAGATGTAGATGCTCTTATGGAGAGAATATCTGAATGTAATCAAGTAAATGAAGATTTCTTATTGGAATATGTTTTAAAAACTTATGATGAAACAGCTCCTGAAGATCAAGAGGTTGTAAGAGAAAAAGCTGTACCTGCTATTAAAGAAAAATTAAATAAAGCAGTAGAAGAAGGTCTTCCTGCATCTATGCAAAATACTAAGGTAGCAGAAGCTTATAAAAAGCAACTTCTAATTGAACAATTAGCAAACAGATTAAAAGCCGATGTAAAAGCAGGAAGAATTGAAGTTTATACAAAATTAACAAAAGAAAAAATATGCTAATATGAGTAAATGTGTATTTAATTTTGATGCTAAAAATGAATTTACTGGGGAAATAACTCAAAGTATACTTTGGTAGAGTTTGAGAACCCACTTCAAAGATAATTATGTCATGGCAAAAGCTTATTATAAGATTGCCACAGATGAAGAATTTTTGAATTTAGCAAAAGACCGTCTTTCATTCAATGATCAAGGGGACCCCACCCTTGAATCATTGATGGAAGCACTGGGGGAAAACATAGATAAAGAAAACTTAAGAGGCATTATTGAAAAAGGTTTAGGTGAAGGTAAGCCTATGGATTATAGTACTGCTATATACAAAATATAGGCATACAATAAAACATATCCTGATTCTAAATTTATAGCCTCTTTTGAAGAAAATAATGATGGTACTGTTACTATTAAAGCTCTAGACAATACTGCTAAAAACAAAGCTAAATTATTAAGCAAAATTAAAGATAGGGCTTTAATAGACAGAATGATGTATTATCTTAGAAATGCAGGAGTAGATGTTAAATTCTTAGAAGATGGAACATAGTCTGTTTATAGTACTGAAAATGCTGAAAAAAATGCTTAGGGGCTTTATGAACTTATCTAGCTATCTAATACCTCAAATAGAAGTATTCGTGAAGATTTAACTGAACATTGCGGAAATTTAATTATTGACATATTAGGAAAAAACCATCCTTTAGTTTCAAGATTAATGACTGCCTTATAGAATAAAGACTTCTATCAAACTATTATAGAAAATGAGGTTCCTAACTTTTTACAGCATAGATTTTCCAATGAAGGAGATGCCAGGGTTTTAGCAGGATGGTTAATAGGCAAATAGCTAGAAATGGGAGCAGACAGAGCTATGAAAGCTGATAGTTTCTTAGGAAAAATTTTTAAAGTAGTAGGAAACCTCATTAATAGAATGGTAGATCTTGTTAAATATATTTTAAAAAAGATTCCAAGTAAAGAGTATGCTGCATCTTTGAGACAAGTTAATGATATAGCCTTATAGATTGCTCAAGGATTTGCTTCCCCTAATTTTCAAGGAATATCTGAAGAAGAGATAGAAAATATTAATACTAGTTTTATCAAAGATACTATTAATCCCTTAAAACTTTCTACTAATGTTAGGGTTACTAAAAAAGCTTTAGATGAGATTAACAGGTTTGTATAGAGAGTGAAACTTTATGATACTAATTTTTATAAAGGCCTGCAAAAAGACTTATCTAAAGTAGAAGGATTTATTGATTTTACTAAAGTACTCTCTGCAGATAAAACTATTATGGATGAAGAAGCTATGGTAGCTTTAGTAAATGCTGTACAAATGCTAATCTCAAACCATAATACTATTGTAGAAAGATTAAATAAAATTGATTTTACTGCAGAAGCTGATTTTACTAAGAATATGGGTAAATATGCTAACTATATAAGAAGTGCTTTGGCCTATGCTTATACTGCAGAGAATATTGTTAAATTAATAAAGCAATATACAGTAAATGATAAAACTCTTCCTTCTGAAGTTGTATTAAATGATTTTACACAAATCAAAGTACCAGCTAAATATGGAGGAATGACTTATGTAGACCTAACAGAAATTAATAAAAGATTAGACACTCTAGTTAACTCTGCAGGAGGTATGTTCCGAGTTGTAAAAGCAAAGTAGAAAGCTTATGTTTTGAGATTCCTTACTGAAGCTATAGGCAGTCCTCAAATAGAAGTAGCTAGTAGAGTAATAGGATTTAAAGGTGCTGTAGAGGATGAACATATTTTGACCATAGAACAGATTATGGATGAGTTAGGCAATGATTTAAATTGGTGGGAAAGATATTTTTCTTCTATGTCTAACAATCCTGATATTTGGGGATAGGCCTTTGATAAAATAACTAAGATAGCCAAACTTAATGCTAATAGATAGTATTTAAAAGACCGTGATGAATTAATATTAATAGAGCAGTATGCTTAGGATAAACATGTAAAGTTTGAAAAACTCTTTGATAGAGATGATAAGAATATTCCTACAGGATATTTAATAGGATATATTGATTATAATGGAGACCGTTTAGGTGTAGACTGGGCCAAATGGCAAGAAGACTTTGATGAATTTACTAAAAGGAAAAAGGACGAATTTCAAAAAATATATCAAAAGGAATTAGCCAAAGCAAGAGAAGCTAAAAGAGCAGTACTATGGAATGCTTTTTTTAAGGAAGCGTATAAAGAATGGCATAAAGAGAATTCTGTAACAATTGTAGAAAGAAATACGGAAGGAAAGGTTATTAGATATGTTAATATGCCTAATCCAAGTAAGGAAAAATATGGTTCTGATAAATATGATAAATTATCTAAAGATGAGAAAGATGTATTAGATGAGTATCTTAAATGGAAAATCAAATAGGATAAAAAGCTTCCTAAAGGATCTACTTTAACTTTTAGAGTCCCTTAGATTTTAGGTTCTACTGTAAATCAAATACGTAATAGAAGACTTACAAAACAGAATCTTCCAAAGGCAATACTTACTACTTTGATGTAGAATATATGTGACACTGTTGTAAAAAATGCAAATGATATAGATTTTGGTAGTGATCTTACAGTAAATGCACCAGATGTATTAAATGATAGATTGGCATATGAAGATGATAAAGTCGAAAGGATTCCTTTGTTTTATATTAATAGATTATCTGAAGAACATAGAATAAGACTATCTACAGATCTTATAGGAAGTAGTATGGCCTATTCTGCTATGACAAACCAATATAATTATCTACAAAAGATTAAAGATTCTTTGGAACTTAGTCATGACTAGATGAAGGATAGGATTGTTAAAGTAAGAGGAAAGGTAGGGCCTGATCAGGGGCAATCTAATGCATATAAGAGAGTTACTACCTTTATGGAGAAAGAATTATATGGCTTGTAGTTTGGTTATAAAATGTCTGGTATGCAAGCAGCTCTTGCAAAATTAGTATAGTTGTCTACAGCATTGGCTTCAAGGATGTTTCTTGGAGGTAATATTCCAGGTGGTGTTGCCAATACAACAATGGGATTCACTGAAGTGCTAAAAGAAGCTGCTGTTGGAGAATATTTTGATCTAAAAGATTGGGGAAGTGCCATAGCAGAATATTTTGGAACTGATAAAGATAATAACCCCGAATATAATTTCCTTACAGATAATTTGTTTGTAGATAGCTTCAGATAGATTAAACGAAATAAAGTAAATCAATTTTCAGAATATTTTGATGCCTTTGGAGATAATAACAGACAATTCCGATATAATAACTATTTTGGGGAAAAGTATTTTAAATTTAAAGGAAAAGAATATTCTGTAGATTTAGAAAATCTTAAAATAGCTGATATATTTTATCATAATGCTTTTGCTCCTTATAGCATAGGAGACCATTTTATGCAGTTAATACCTTTCATAGCATTAGCAAAAAGTATCAAATTGCATTATCTTGAAGATGGAAAAGTGGTTACTAAAAGTATGTATGATTGTTACTAGATTCTTCATGAAGGGGACTTAAGAGAGGAGCATATAAGTTCCAGAGGTAGATTTGGACTACCTAAACGTAATTATGTAAAAGACAAGGCAAATGTATAGCTTGTAGAAGATTTAGATAAGAAAATATCTAATATGGATGCTCTCATTGCAGCTATAGAAAATCATATTTCAAGTTTAAATAGGTTTGGTTTTAAATCTTTTGATACTACTCCTTTTCAAAGTATAATTGATGAATATCACATAGAAGTCAATGATGATGAGTCTAGTCCTGTAAATAAGGAAAGTATATAGAAGCTTAAAAATGAACAATCCAAGTTAAGACAGTAGTTGCATGATTTAACTTGGCAGTCTGAAGATGAAAATGCTTTTAAACTTAAGGCCAGAGAAATAGGAAACAGATTACATGGTATTTATAATACATAGGATAAAGTAGAATTTTAGTAGAATATTCTAGGCAATTCTATATTAGCCATGCGTGGTTATATGTTAGGAATGGTAGAAAGACGTTGGGGCAGTAGTAAATATAGCTTAGCCTTAGGTTAGGATGTTGAAGGAAGTGAAAGAACTTTTTGGAAAACTTGGTTTGCTTTTTTGGGAGGCAATATGACTTTTAAACACATGGTTGCTCTGTAGTTATATCTCCCTTTAGTTAGACCTCAATATGCTAAAAAATTAATGAAAGACTATGGTTTCAGTGATAATCAATTTTATAACATGAGAAGACATCTTATAGACTGGCTTGTTATATTAAGCACTAGTATATTAGTTGGAGGAGTGTTTAGACTATTTGATTATTAGGGCATATTAGGAAGGCCTTCAGATAGTGATCCTGATGATTATTATCCTAAAAATAAGGATGATTATGCAGCAGCTTTGGCCTATTATTTTATATCTAGATTATATATGGAACAGGCTGCATATAATGAACTTACAGCTGCTGCATAGGTAGAAGGTCCTAGTGTTTTCTCTTTAATAGGTTCTAATGTAGCAATGCTAGATAATGCTCTTACTATACTTAATCTTGCTATAAATGGAGATGAGTATAAACAAGGACCTTTTGCAGGCCAAAGTAAAGCTAAGATTAAATTTCTTAAGTATATGCCTATATTTCGCTGGTGGTATACTGTAGATCAAGATCCTAGAAAATCTGCAGAAGCTTTTGAAGTTAATAGAGGAGGAATTAGTAGAAGATAAAACAACAGAATTTAAATACAAAGAGGAAGGGAAAATCTCCCTTCCTCTTATTTTTTTCATCTATTAAAGATTTCTTATAATCCTTTTACGTTGTACTCGCACACTTGATGCAGGTACTCCTGCTGTATGACAAGTTTTAGTATCATCTATTTCTTTAGCTTCTTCTGTAGTACTCATTCCTTCTACTTTAACTTCAGAACCTACAACAGGATTTGCTAAATTTGAAGTTAATGTTTCTTTTTCCTATAAATGTAAATCTGAATGAATTACAATACCAGAAGGAGGTGGAGCCTCTACTTTCATATCAGCAACTCCTGAAGGATTCTATTCTCCATTTTCTATCTATAATTGTTTTATAATAGAATCAATTTTAGCTTCCTATGCTTCAGTCAAATTGTTTACATCTATAGAAACTTCAGATGTCATAGGTATATTTAAAGAAACAGCATAAGAAGATTTTAATATCTTTTCACGTAAAGTAGCATCTTCCTTACCTTCTTTTAATATTGCAATTTCTATAGGAGTAAATCCTACAGCCCTAAGCATTTTCTCTGCAGATTCAGACAGTGCTGTTTTTTCTTTTGCACGTATTTTTGTGACTAGCATTTGTATGTCTATAGGCATTCCTAATCTAGTCTTTTCAGGATTTGTAAGTACAACAGGCTTGCCATTTAGCAGAAGTTGCTCTCCTTCTTTAGAATAAATATTATCCTCGGAAGGGGCCTCATAATCTACTTGGATAGGTATGATATGCACAGAGTCTACTTTTATACCCCATTGTTTCTCTAACAAATTTTTATAAACATTTAACTATATTCCATATTTATTAAATAAAACATCCTAGAAATTATCATCAGATCTAAAGGTTTTCATATCATATATATGATACTTACCAAAGTTATCTACAGTTAACATATCCAAATGTCCTGTATTAGGAACTTCTATAGTTTTACCATTTTTAAGAGTAACTTTAATAGTACCATCTGTTACAACTTCTTCTGAAATTATTCTAGTCTCTCCTCTATCAAGCATCTGCTATTTAAGAACATTTAATCCTTCTACCATTTCATCAAGTACTTCTTTACTTAATACAGGATACTTAGCATAATCTACCTTTTTGAATAAGAAATTTCCTTCATCATCTGTTTCAAAGAAATCTCTTATAAAAGTATCTACTGCTGTACCTATTATAGTTGAAGGTATATGATATGGGTTATCTTCTGAGAAATTACTATCATACAATATACCTGCTATTGTAGTTGCAGACAAATGTCCTTTAACATAGAGTTTTCCTTTCTAACCTCCCCCCTCTCGTTTCTTTTTTATTTCAGCTACACGTTTCCTGGAATACTTAAGAATTTTGTCTACAGTAAGTTTAACATTACTTGCAAGATTCTCTGCTACAGAAGGGCCTTTTTCAATAGTAGCATTTGCAGCATGACCATCATTACCTGCCAGATTGCCAGCATTGTCTCCATTGAATACTGTAGGAGCTATAGGAGCATTTGCAACAGGATTTCCTTCTAAAGTATAAGGAGCTGCAATATAAGCATATACCCCAGGAATACCTTCCTAGGAAAAAGATAAGATACCATCATCAAACAAAGCCCTTGCAATCTCTATGCCCATTTTGCTAGAGGAATCTTCCTATGTATTTAAGTTTGACCTGTACTCTGCTAAATCTTTTTCATGACTATTCCAGCCTAAACCTGCAATTTGGTTATCTCCTCTAAAAACAAATTCTGACTCTCCTCCTGAAGTTTCCACAGTATCAAATAGGAAATTTCTTATAAGAGTCATAGCAGAAGCATTATCTAAAAAAGTGACATTTGTTGGAATACTTAGTAACTCTGCTGTTTTAGTTCTCTGATAGGTTAATACTACTTGATAATGAGGTATATTCTATCCTTTAACTTCTTTTGAAACAGTTTTAACTTCTATGGAATATTCTTTGTTACCATTACTACTATAGAATATATTCTAGATTTCTTTCTCAAAATCTTTACTTAACTGCATATCTCTAGATGCAGGAGTGGGAAGTTCTGTAGCCTTCTTAAGAGCCCAATTTAATCTTGTAACTAAATGCTTAAGCATAGCACTTCCTTCTATACCATTAGATAATAAGAAATCATCTAAATTTTGATTATTCCTTTTTATAGCATCCAGTAAAGTTAGAGTTTCAGTACCTCTTACATCCTATATTTCTATAGTAGTATCTTTTAAAGGCTATGTAAATACTCTTAATTCTCGGTCTTCTCCATTCTCATAATCATATTTGTAAAATACTCCTTGTTTCCCCTTAGTTTTAAACAGATTGCTTAAAACATAATCTCTAAATTTAGCATAGAGAGAGGTTTCTTTACCTGTATTTTTACCTTTAAAAATATCTTCAAATACTTCTTCAACTTTACCTAAAGTAGAATTAAATCCTAATTTAGCTAAAGCAATATCAGCAATTGATGTAAAAGATCCTTTTTTCATTGAAGGAGGAGTAACTTTTCTTATTCTTATTAATGTAGAAGTAACAGGATTATTTTTATCATCTCTAATAAGCTAATCTGTTAATACAACTCCTTCTTTGATAGCGGCTTTTCTTAAAGGTTCTGTTCTACTTTGACCTAAAGAAGGTTTAGAATAATCTTGTCTTTCAGAAGTTGCAGGAGCTAATCCAATAGGAGTATAATGTACATCTCTGAGGTTTCCTTTTCCATCATCCTACTGTATTACTATACCTCCTTTTTCATCTTCTACAACTGCTACTACAGGTAAATCTCTTAATTGCTCATAATCAGGTAATGCAGAGACTTCATCTAACATGGATTTAGGAACTATAAAATAGACTGTTTTTCTGTCTTTAGGATTTCTCTTAGCAGCCTCTTCCCTAAGTATGCGATCCATAGCACTAATTCCTTCTTCTCCAAATAACTTAGCAAAGGCATCTTTTGTTTTTCCATAGGCAGGTCTGTCTTCTCTACTTTCCCATAGTAAAGGATTCTTAAATTCTATTGTACTACTCTGCCTACCTTCTTCATTTTTGAATATATTATCCATTACTTCTTTAGTTTCCTCCTCTGCCTTTTGATGCTCCTATTTAACTTCTTCTTTCTATTTAACCTCTTCTTCAGGAGCTATTTTACCCTCATGTTCAATAGTTTTAGGAGTTGCAGATTCTGTGGATTTACTACTTCCTTCCTCAGTGTCTATTAAGAGCTTCTTATATTTATCTACCATAGATTGTGCTACTCTATTAACACGCTCTTCGCTATTAACATACTCTTCTTCTTCTCTTCCAGGTCCTCCAGGATTTAATGCATTAAGTTTGTCCAAGTATTCCCTAGCTGTGATATTTCCATTTAAATAATCTGCAGTAGCTTGAAGGTGACCTTGTTCAATATCATTAACTTCTTTATCTCCTATATATTTTTCATAATAGTTATTAACTTCCTTAAGAGTAGTTTCTCTATCCATAAATAAATTTGGATTAACTTGATATCTGCCTGTTGGAGTAGAAGCTTTAGGAGCAACAGATTCAGGTTGTTCAGCAACTTCAGGTTTAGGAACACTAACTTCACGCTGTCTTTCCTCTATAATACGTTTATTGGTGGTATAATCTTCTATAGCTTTTTGTAATAGGTCTCTTACTGACATATTCTTATCAGTAGAAGTTACCATATCTATAATACCTAGAGGAGTATCTAAAGCAACATTATCATTTGTCTCTAAAACTTTTTGAATGTCTTTTATATTTTTATCAAAAAGTTCTAATATTGCTGCTCTATCTGAAAGATCTAAAGGATTTTCCTTAGAAGCTTTTTCTTGTAAATATTCAACTACTGCATCAATAATATTCTTTTGGTTATCATCTACCTCTGTTACCTATGAAATAAACTCAGTTCTATCCTACTCATTTGCTACAGCAGTTTTATACTCAGCACTGTTGACCCATCTTTTTAGTTCATTTTTATACAATATTGCAGAAGTAGTACGGGCATAAGCATAAAAGGCTTCTTTATCAGCTATTATTTCATTAATTGTTTTCTCATTTTCCTATAGCCTATTATATAATGTGGCTGCATCAGCAATATCTACTTTGAAATTAGAATTCTTTTTCTATTCCTACTCAATTAATTCTTTTATAATAGCCTACTGTTCATAACTAAAGTCTCTTGGATTTAAAATCATTTCAGCTCTCTACTCAGGATTAAGCTCCATTATTTGTTCTTTACTTAGAGTGGTTGGAGTTTTTTCAATACCCTCTTCTGCTTCTTGAATTTCTCTTTGTAGTCTTTGCTTTTTCTTTAATTGCTTCTAAAGATTTTCCAACTTCTTTTTAAAACGTGGTAACTACCATTTATCAACTGCTAGCATTTGTGTCTATTGTTCTGTTAACTCGTCATAAGACTTAAACTATTCAATCTATTTTTGCTTTTGTTCTATAGTAGCTTTAGTTTTATTAATCTCTTCTTGTATATTATCTATCTATTCTTTATTAGTATTACTAGTTCTATTATATTCTACAGCATCATTTGTTTCAGTATTATACCTAGTATTCCCTGTTAGTGCCTAAGTAATAGATTTTAATCTGTCTTCCCACTAATCCTATATAGTATAGGAATATGCTAATTGTACTGCAGCATCATCGTTTATATTATAATTCTAGAAAATTTTTCGTATATTTCCAAGATTTTTACGTAAGGTACTGTTCAGTTTAAGAAGTTTCTAAGCATTTGATTGAAGCTGCAGCTAAGCATAGAGTTTTTTTCCTTCATCATCCATCTAAACAACTTCTCCCTTTTCATTAGTACTAACATGTTCATCTAAAAGATGCACATTTTCAGGAGCACCTAAAAAAGCAGTAATATCTTCATCTGTTATTTGACCTTCTGCTATTCTCTTTAAATCTTCAAAATAGCTTTTAGCTATTTCTCCATAACGTCCTCCTTCTTCTTCAAGCTTAGCTAAGTTATACAGTATGGCAAAACCTAAACCATCATTAGCGTCCTTTAAATCAATAAATTTTCCAAAATCATGGTTATCTTTTCTTCTGGCTGCCCAATAAAGTAATTGGTGAATATCATTAACTTTAACTCCATTATCTGCTACTATTTTATTTAGCTACTATAATCTCTCATCAGTATTCTTTTGTTCCTCTCTAGTCATTGCTATACTTCCTACAAGAGAATTTCCCAAGAATTGATTTGCAATACTCCATTTAGATAGTTTTCTTCCATTTTCATCTGTAGAAAAATTATTCCACCATTTAGCCCAAGTACCTGTATTTTGAGTATCTCCTCCTTTAGCTTGATCAAAAAAACTTGTAAATATTTTTAAGGTTCCTAAAGGATTCAGAGATGTTACTGTACCTAGAGCTCCTACAAATCCATCCATGAAAGATTGTTTGTCAAATAAACTTTCACCTCCAGAATTAACTCCAGCCAAAAAGTTACCCATAACAGCAGTAGATTGCTAATAAGCATCGGGATTGTACTTTACCTGCATATAATCATTGAAGTCATGCAAATGATATCCAGTAGCAAAACCTACTGAAACATCATCCATATAATTACTCCAAAAACCTCCCCAAACATTTTTACCTGCTTGGGTAACTGCTTCTGCACTCTATCTCCAACGTGAAGTATTTCTTTCTAATTGACCTGCCTCATTAATTTTATATTTACCAAATTTTCCTTGAAGCTTTTTTTCTATTCCTAACAATTCAGAAGATTTAGTAAAGTCAGGACGCAACTTTTCTGTACTAAAAAATTTTTTAGCTTGATTATAAGTATCACGTACAGTTCTTAAAGGCTTTAATGGATTAGGAACTTCTAGAGGGATTCTTCCTTTATTTACTCTTCTTGCTGCATCCCTATAAATCCATGTTCTATAAGCAAGATTAATACCTGTATTTCTTAAAGATTCAATGGTAAAATTCATGTTATAAGCATCTGCTGCTCTTTTGTTAAGAGCTTCAAAATCCTCACTCTTTTCCTATTTCTTTTTATTTACCCATGGTGTTCTTAAAGCATCTAATTCATTTTGCTTTTCCTATATTAATCCAGCTATCTGTTCAGGGGATAAGTTACTAGTATCTATACTAGCATATTTATTTTGAATAGCATTATACTAAGCTACATATTTAGGATCTTTCTTCAATTCACTGTCTATTTGTTCTAGAATCTGTTGTAATCCCTACTCTCTTACTTTATCATAAGCAGCCATTCCATAACCTACAGAAATAGGTATTGATCCAAAATAAGCTTTTGAATAACCATGCAGTTTATTAAAAAGGTCTGTCAGAGTTCCTTGTACTGCTAATTTATTGGTATCTGATAAACCTGTTTTTCCTAACATTTTAAAATTCTGAGCTCCTATCCATCTGCTTACTTTGTTGGTAAAAGCCATTTTATCAAATCTGCCTAAAAGCCATTGGGTAGCAGCCTAATCAGCAATATAACCAGACATTTTAAATGCTTCCAAAGCATTATCCGCAGTCCAGAAATCATGTTGTTCACCTATTTTTCTTATCCTCTAGTCAGGGGATATTCCAGATCCTTTATACTCCCCTGTTTTATCCTATTCCTCTATCCATTCCTCTCTAGTACCTCCTTGTGATAAAAAATCTTTATAAGCTTGAGAATCTGTTCCATAAACAATTCTTTCCTAATCTCTAACATTAAGAACTCCTAGTTTATCAACCCTATCCCAATACCTCATAGCTTTCCAATAATTATCTTCCTACTCTTTGCTTAAGAAACCTTTACCTAGTTTTTCCATAAGCCAGAGTGTTTTCTCTGCTCCACTTGCAAGGAATTTAAGACCTGCATCCTAAACAGCTTCTGATACCTAATCTCCATAGCCATTTTCTATCTGTTTATCAGATATTATATCATTTATATCATCATTAAGTATCTATAAAGCTGCATCTAAACCATATTGATATGCAATAGCATTTGTTTGTGCTAATAATCTTAGTTTCTGTCCATCAGTAAGCTGTATCCTGTCTTTAAAAGTCTATACTAGAGGATTATTCTCTGTTATTTTATTCCAAGCCATTTGAAGATTATCTCTCCATTCAGGGTCTGTATTTTGCTTTTTCTCAGCTTCCTATACGAATTGCATCTGAAGATCTGCTGCATCTATTTTAATTTTTCTATTTGACTCTGCATGATACTTATCTAAAAGAACTTCTTTTCCTTTAGTATCATCATCTCCAAAAGGCATTAGATTCTAGGACCATTTGCTAAGGTTGCCTACACCTGCTCCTCCTATTAAACCTCCTATCCAAGCTCCCCAAGCAGACTTAGTTAAGACAGCTCCATATATACTGCCTATTACAGAACCTTCTTCTCCTCCACGCATTAGGGATTTTATTCCAAGGAAGCCTCCTCCTGTATCTTCACTATATGCAGGAGTAAATAGAGTGGCAGCATCTGAAAGGCCTTCAGATACATTATCAATTACTTTTTCATACCAAGTTCTATAGTCTTCATCTTCATCCTTTAAGGTTCCAAGTTTTACAGGCTTTTTATCTTCCGTATAAAGTTCACCTTCTGGGCTAATTCTACCATTAGCATACATTTCAGCTTTAGTATCAGGATGATAATTTTTTATATCTTCCCAATCTTTAGTGCCCTCAAACTTTCCTCTGAATAATTCATCAACATACCATCTATTCTACTATTCTGGAGACAAAGAATTAAAAAACTCTACTTTTCTAGCTCTTTCTTCTGATAATCTCTCATATTCCTCTAAATCAGCCTTCGTATAAGCTTCTTTTTCTTTAGCTACTTTATCCTATACTTGCTGAGTTAGTTCTGCAGCAGATAGTTTACTTAGATTATTATATTGTATATCCCATTCCTATTGTCTTCCAATACCTTCTCTATAAGCAGGATCTTCTTCACTTCTATCTGTACTGAAGGGATTTAACTTTTCTCTCCAAGTCCTTCTATCTACAGCTGTAGGTTCAGGCCTCTCTCCAATCAGATAATCAGTAAGAGTTTTCCTATAATATTCTGGAGTAAAAAGATTTCTTCTCCTTATAAAATTTTCCATTCTTAATTCTGGAGTAAGATCCTAATCTAATAAGAGATTAGCTGCATTATAGTTTCTATATACATAATCTTTATCTTCCTCAGAAAAATCATTCCATCCAGCAATTTTTTGAAGGTATTCTTTTTCTACAGCATCCCTATCTTCTGCTGATAAACCTTTTAATCCTTTTATATTAACCATTTTAAATTTTAAATTTATTATTTATTTAGCGAAGTTTGGTAGTCCATTTGTTTCTGTGGTAGTAGAATTTCCTTCTACGGTGCCTTCATCAGTCTTTGGACTCTCATTAGACTCTGAAGGAGATTCTTCTTCATTAGCAGGTATATATGTCCCCTCTTCTCCAGTATTTCTTATGCAGACCCTAATATGATCATCAGACCAATTGTCTTGATCTACATATAATACTAAATCATCATAAGTTAACCTAGGAATTTGTTTTTGTGCTTCCATTAATATTTCTTCCTTAGTGGACGCAGGTAAATCAGCTCGTCCCAAACTTATACCATTAAACTCATCTCCATCTGAATGCCCATTAAAGCCATTTCCTCCTTCACTCAGCCTTCTAAATTTATTTTTAGGTCTTATAGTTTTTTCATAGCTATATCCTGTATAATCCTTCATTCTAAACTCAAAAGGTTCAAATCTATGACCTAATATTCTATAAGATTCATTACTTAATAATTCATCATTATATCCATTTTCTTGTTTTTCCCTGGTCCTTTTCCAGAACTCTTCTTGTTTATTAATAAGGTTTAGATCTTCCTTTTCACGGTTAACCTGCTGTTGTTGTAGTCTTGTATTAAGCTAAGCACCAGTTAATGGAGGACTTTGTACTGTTGGGGAAGACCAACTCTTTGTTTTTGGATTATATGTCCAAGTATGTCCTTCATAATCTTCTACATCTGCATACTGATCAGCATCATAATAATTTCCATATCCTAAAGGTCTAGAGTTTTTAGCATTATAATTACTAAGATGCTCATATTTAGGAGCCTATATTCCTCTTATAGCACCTATTATTGTATTATTCCATATCTTATTGTTAGCTTCACTTGAATAGGTATCTTTAGCATAAGTATTATACACCTTATCTAAGGCGGAAACAAGTTGGCCTATATCTCCTGAATATTGAGTACTTGCAGTAGGATTGTGCTGCATTATTTGCTATAATGCTTGGTTTCCATCAAGTCCACTTTGCTTTAATACAAAATATTGTTTTGCAATATCTCCTGCCACCTCAGGGGCTTTCATTAAAGCATTATCAAGACCTTGTGTAACTCCTGCAGCTGCATTCTGTATTTCTTTAGCACTTACATGATCTAATGAAGGATTAAGACCTCCAACAAAATCTTTAAAGGTGGCTGGATTACCAATAATAGCATCAGGACCTAAAGTTGCAACTTTATCCTAATATTTATTATAAGCCTCTGCAGCCCTGTTTATGGGAGCTACTTCTTCCTAATATCTTCTCCTTATGTTCATTACTGCAGCTCTGTTTCTAAGATTCATACCTCTACTGAAATCCTCTACAACATCTGCATAATCTTGATTATACTAATTTATAACATCTTTATAAGGTTTATACTCATCTCCATCAGGAAGAGTATACTATCCTTTTTCCTAAGCTATCTTATCCAGCTAATCTTCAAGTCTATAATAGGCATCCCTATAATCACGAAGTATTTGTAACCTAGGAGTGATATCAAAGGGCTTAAAATTACTGGTGTCTACAATTATATTATAGTTTGGCATACGACATTAATTTATGTATCAAAATAACCTCTTCTTCTCTTCTTTGCATCAGTATCTTCTTGAGCAGCAAACCAATCCTTTCCATACCCTGATATAGGAGCATAAGCACCTGCTTTAGTTGACCATCCAAATAGTTTATTATTATCATTCTAAGCTGCCCAATTGAAAAACATATTACCTAATCCTGTTACTCCAGAACTAATACCAGCACCTCTAGCATCATCTATCCTTTGCCCCAATAATGCAGCCTCTTTCTCAGCATCAAATTTATAGCCTCTGGCTTTTAAAGCAGCATCTTGATTTGCTTTATCTGCATCTAAGAATCCTGTACTATTAAATTTATCAACATCTGTATTGTGCTCCGCAACTTGTTTTTCTAAATTATTATTATATTCAAGACCTTGCCTATATACATTACCACTTGCTATTTGGTTATTATAAGCATTAGCCAATAATGCAGCATTTTGAGCTCCTTGATTACCGCCACTATTCAGTATAGACCTGTCTGTAGCTCTTGCATTAGCATTTAATCTATTTTGTTCCTGCCATATATCAAATGGGCTATAAGTTAAATAATTACCAATAGGCTTAAACTCCACAGGTTTATATCTACCTGCTTCTAAACCTGCATTTACTAAATCTGCTACATTACTATAATCAGGGTCTGTAAAGATATTATATCCTAAAGCTGCTGCCTATAAACCCGCTCCTAACCAATAAGGCCATGTATCTAAATCTGGGAATGGGTTATTATCAGTACCTAGATTACCTGTTCTGACTATTGTACCATCAGGAGAAACTTCCAATCCCTCAGGTGTACCCTCTACTCTGTTGAAGTATATTCCTGCATTAGGATCTAGAGTGTAGATAGTAGTACCATCATCTTTATTCTCTGTATTGACAATAGAATAATTGTCTCTCCAGTTACCCTCAGGATTTAAGTAAGTACCTTCATTACCTTTCATCTAATAAAGCTCTCTAGCTTGCTTAGTTCCATAAGTGCCATGCATCTATCCAGCAATTTGGTCAAAGAATCCACTTCTAGTACCATCAGCATTGGTCTTATTTAGAGTCTCATAGTTATCTTGGATGTACTTCTTAAAGGTATCATAATCCTGTAAACTTCCTGCGTAGTCTTTACCAAATATAACATTTGGGTCATATTTTGCTGCATAGTCAGGACTTAATCCTGCAACATAGTCCTACCATAGTTTCTTTCCAGCTTCATCTTGAGCAGCAGCACTCTTTGCTAACTCATATCTTGGTCTCAGATATTCATCTGACAGCTCATAGGACTTCATATCATCATAGGTATTATCACCTACAACAATCTTTCCCTTATTATTAGCCCAATTTCTTGATTTATAATGTCCTCTAGTACCTGCCTCTACAGGTACAGGAGTCTTCTCTCCATACAAAGGAGTATTCCAATCTATACTTCTACTCCAAGCTTCATCAGGATTTACTATTTGCCAATCCTTATGTGCTGATGAAGGGGCAAGAGTTTCATTCAACTGACCAAGAGTAACTTTATTTTTTTCTGAAAGTTTTACCAAATCATCATCAAGGGTTTCCCTTTGATTCATAGTCTTATAGTTATCAGCATTAAAATTTGGATCTAATGCTCTACCAAGTTTTACCTTCTGCTCATATGTGAGATTCTTAATGTCATCCTTAGTAAGAGTAGAATTCTTTTGTGCTTCTCTATAATCTGCAAGTTCCTTTTCTTTCTACAAATTGTCTTTGTAAGCAGCCATTTCAGTTTCAAAAGCCTTTCTATCTGCCCTCTTTAATGAATGTTGATATTGTCTTATATATCTATTCTAGACAGCTTCGTCAAGTTTATTCCATTCTTCTTCTGTAAGATTATGGTGCTTAGCTACTTTAGCTATTGGACCACCAAGAGCATAGAGTTGTCCTCCATATGCTGCCATCTATTGAGCAGCAGCTGCTTCCTCAGGAGATACTTCCTACTATTGAGCTTGAGCCATTGCCTATTGCTGTTGCATCATAGCAACTTCTTCTGGAGACATCTCCTATTGTTGAGATGCTGCAGCCTAAGCTTCTGCCTATTGCTGCATTTGAGCCTATTGCTCCTAAGCAGCCTACATTTCTTGCTGCTGTTGTAAAGCTGCAAATTCTTCAGGAGTCATATTATCAATGGCTTTCTTCATTTCTTCCAGTCTTTCTTTCTCCCTCTCTTTCTCCTATGCTACTGCAAGTACACTGAGAATAGCCTTAAAGCTCCTCTTTGCTATAGGGTCATTAGGTCTTTCATTTACGCCAGAATCTTTCTCTGCTTTCTTAGCAGCTTTAGCAAAAGTCATACCTTCATAAGGTTTAAGTACTTTATCTTCATAAGGTATTTCCTATTTTCCTTTTCCTCTCTCACCTCTAGGTACAACTAATCTATTAGAGAAAACATAGTCATCATAAACAACCTCTCCTTCCTCTAATAAATTAGGTACTCCCTAAGAATCTGTGCCCATTGGTACACCTCCATTAGGATTCCTTTCATGAGAAAGTCCTGTATCTATATGGGTTAAACCTGTTGAGAAAGTTCCTCCACCAGCTTCTACATCTCCACCAAAGGCAAAAGCATTATTAGGCATTCCTGCAAACAAGTTAGGAATACCTCCAGTATTTCTTTTATTTATCATTCTATCTGTGTATATAGCATAACCTATAGGAGTACTAGGATCAATAGTATCAATAGGTCCTCCATAAGCTGAAAAATTACTCATAACATTATCATTTGTTGTTGTGTTTACATTTGTGGCTCCTGTAGCCATACTATGATTCTAAAAGGCTAAAGCAGCATTTTCTTTTGCAATAAGGGCATTTCCTTTTCTAGTTCCTGAAGAAGTAAACCATCCATTCTTGTATAAATCTCCAGCCCTAAGCCCTGAACCTGCAGTCATTTTACCTGCAGCATTAAAGAAGTCTCCTGTAGTTGTAGCTCTTCCAAAAGCATTTCCTGCATTTCTTGCAGTAGTAGTATTATTCTTAATATAATCTATATTTGCCTGATTAGCTTTAACTCCCCAACCAGCATCAATTAAACTACCTACTCCTTTGGTTATTCCTCCTGCCATAGCTAACCAAGGATTGCCCTACTAAAGACCTGTTTTAGTTAAGCTTACTCCTATATCACCTACAGCTCCTCCTACATTAGATTCTCTTCCTCCTGTAAGATAATGGAAAGGGTCTGCTATATCCCATAAACCTCTTTTATTAGCATTAGACTTACCTATACTATCAAATGTTTGGGATAGTCCCCCTAATATTCCCCAAGCAGCACCTCCTTTACCCCAAGCTTCACTCCAAGCAGAAGTCTTGGGTTTTGAAGCAGAGAAGATTAAAGATGGGAACTTAAGGCCTTGTGCTATATTAACTCCTGGTCCTGGATCAAGTCTTATGTTGCTTAATAAGTTACTAGGTGTTGGTATTTTTCCTGAATATATTCCTGTTTCTGTAAACATAAATAAATATTTTTGTTTGCAAAGATACGGAAAAAATTATTTTTATGCAAGACTATAAGTAATTTAGTAATCTAATATAACAAATCTAGGTATAAAAAATAACAAAAAAGTAGGAAACTTTTAAAAGTCTCCTACTAATTTTAAAGATAATTTTCCTAAAAATACTTTTAAGTAAAATAAGTCATTGCTATATCATGTATCTCAGTTCTAGGTAAATTAGCCTCTTCATTTTTCTATAACTTAATGTATACCCAAGGATTCCTTATTCTATCATTAGCATGTTTCTTAAATCTGAATATCCCTCTTTCATTTTCTTCAAGAGCATTTACCTCATAATTATCTCTTGGAATATCACATCTCCATATTCTGAACTTTCTTTTAAGAGAAGCATCATTTGAATCTGAGAAATGTTGATACTATTTATATCCAGGAAGATTTTTCAGATAAGCTATACCATGCTAATATTCATTCCAAACCTCAAGAGAATCTACAGGAAGACTAGGGGTAAATTTATTAGTAGTACTATCAAATACTCCTTCTCCTTCTACACTGGCTCTAAATTCCAAATTAGTGAAAATCTTATCCAAGGTAGGGTCTTGATTACCAACAAGAATAGTGTAATAAGGTTTAATACTTCCAAAGAACTCTCCATACTCTCCTTTTTGATGTTGCCATAAAGTAATATGGTGTTCTACTTCTTTAGGAGGCTCTCCTTCTTTAACAATATAACTAATTGGTTTTACCCATATACCCATATCCTCAAAGTTACAGAACCAAGGAGCACCCTCATAGTTATAGAAACTGGTAAAAGTTCCTAATTTTTCATTATAAGCTAATGCAGTATTCTAATTAATAAACATTACCTCTTGATTCTTATTATCATAAATAGTTCTGAAATCTCCAAAATCTGAAGGATTCCAGCCATTCTCTGTAAGGTTAATATTTTTCTTAGCCCAAGTATTAAAGCCTAGAGAAGTACTTAAATTATTTAATTCATCATTAAATAAGAAAATATTCTTCCCAATAGAATCAATAAAGTATATACCCTTAGGACTATTAGCTATAGACCATTTATTACTACATCCTATAGTATTACTTAAATACCTTTTGCCCTATACTTTACCACTGTTAGCTATTTCAATAGGAACCCCTTCAGTACTAGATATCTGTACATTTTCATTATAAAGAATCTAACTGATACCTCTATCTTGAAAACATATTATCTAATCATTGAATCTCTATAGACTTCTAATTTCTCCTTTATCTCCATCTAGTTCCAATACATTGGCAAGGGTAATATTAGTCCATAAATCTACATCAGCTCCAGAGTTTTTAGTTTTAGTAAAGGTAATTTGGTTAGGATATTTAGCAATATCTAATATATTTTTTACTATAGTATTACTAAAAAAATTATCTTGCTATGAGTATATTGGGTTTACTTGATTAAAATTTTGAGGACCCATTACAGTATTATCTACCTGCCCTCTATTTTTATCATACCTACCATCAATATTTACACGGGTTTCACACATAAAGCTGAGTATCTCTACTAACTGATTAGAATCTTCTGCAGTATAAGGATATGTTTTCAGACAGTCATATCTTTGATAATAAGTATCTCCTTTATTCCAGACTATTGTAGTGTCTTCTCCCTCTTTAATATCTACAGATTCCCCAGCAACTATCCAAGTGTTATTTCTTAAAGCTACCTCAGTTTTTCCTCCAAATTTATTATCTACTTCTTTATATAATTCTCCAACCCAAAGATAATTATATAAATTAGGACTAAAATAAGTATCTGACTAATAGTCAAAACTGTTTTCTGTCTAATTTTTTGTATAATTTAATCGAACAAAAAGTCTATCATTAAAGATAATTTTTGTATCTCCCCAAAAAGTTTTATCATAATTAGCATTACCATAGTATCCTACTTTTTCTAAAGCCTCTGTTTCCTTAAAAGAATCCACTGTTTCTTTATTAGGAAGAGATTTGTTTGAGGAATAATATATTCCATAAGGAAGGATTGGAATTCTAATAGGAATGTGCTCTTCTGCAATACCATCTACCTCAAACCCATTAAGAGCTATTACTATATGAGAAGTAGATTTATACTTCATCTCTATAGGAGTATTGATTGTACCTGTAGACTCCCAGACATTATACTATATAGGATACCCTTTTTCATTATATAATATAGTATCTATATTAGGATAATAATTTATATATGAAGCAGTATCTTTTTGAGGATTTAATCTATAATTAAATACCTCAGCATTTTCAGTAAGAATTGATGCAGCACTTATATCCGCATATTCAACTATATTATTCCCTTTACTTAAATACTTAGTATTAGTAGAATATAAAAGATGGGAAATTTTTTTAGTACTTAACAAAGAAGAAGCTTTATCTTCTCCTCTAAAATCATTATTTAAAGATCCTTTCCTTTGCCAGGGATATACAGCAAAATTTACAAGATTTTCAGTTTTTATTTTATCATCATCTTCTTCCTAAGAAGCATCTGCTTTTACTAAGGCATCCTACCATAGATATTCTGTAACTAAACGATTTCCTGCATTTATATCTAAATTAAAATGAGTTACATTGGTTCCTAAGTCTCCTATACCAAATAACCTGATACCTCCACTGTTATTATGATAAGATTCTAACATAGAAGATTTTGTAAATATTTTATGGTAAGAAGAGTTTGCTGTTATAGGTATTAATCCTATAATTCTCAATTTATAATTATTTAGACTATTATTTTGAACATCTGTATCGAATTCTATATCAGGAGAATTTAAAGTTACTATACTTTGGTCTACAAAAAACTAAGTATTAGATTTATTAGACTAGTCATTAATAGTAGAATCAAAAACATCAGTGTAAGTAGCTACTGCTCCTTGAATTTCAGATTTATAAACATCTTTTGAATTTTTAGTAACCAGTGTTTCATAATGATTAAATGCTAAAGGATATCCTTCTGTATTAGTATCTTGAGCTACAGAATTTTCTTCTACACTTTTATATAGTATCTTAAAAATGTGTGTTTCTGTCTCATTAAGAACTGAAAATTTAAAGGTAAACTAAGAAGGAGCCCCTTCATAAGTAATTTTTTGATAATATGGCTGAAGACGGTCTGTAAATCTCATACCTTCTCCCATGACAAAAGGAGTCCTAGGTAGGACATAAGAAGAACCTTCCTCTATTTTAGGAGGATATTTTACATCAAAAATTTCTTCTTCTTGTATCTAGGGAGTATATTGACCTATCCACTATCCACGCTAAGAATCTTCTGTTTTTTCCTAGGACCACTCCTATTCACTAATAAGAATATATTGATGTACATTATGGTTTTTATAGTCACCTTCTTCAATAGGTATTACTTTACGATTATTACATTCTATAATACCTATTATATTAAAGGTAGAATAATTATCCTACTTAATAAAACGATCCTCATTTATATATTTTATATAGGAGGATTTGTAGCCTAGTTTTTTAGTTGTCCTTAAATCATCAATTACAGTTTCCGTAGTATTAACTACTAATATAAATACTTCAAAAGTAAGGTTAGGATTATTACTAAAAAACTCATCTAATTTTAAATCTTCTCCAGATTCAATTTTAGATTCTGGTACTTCTACAGTTATATGACTTTCCTTAGTATTAATCATATAAGGCCTGAAGAACCAAGATGCCTAAGCAAATGGAGCTTTATTAACTCTACCTTCTACATTAAACACAGTAGGATTCAGTACTCCCTAACATAATACCTCTCTTTCTCCTATATTAGGAAATACTACTAAAGGTCGTACTTTTTTATATTTTGAAATATCTATACCCTACAATATTGTTTCGAAGTTTATTTTTGCACTTGCTTTTACTAACTATGTTTCTCCTTGTATTGTAGTTTTTGGATATAAAGTATTTTTTATATCATCTATATAAATAGGATTTGACCACTCACCTGTTTCTGTTTGTAGTTGGATACCAAATCTATAAGTTTCTCCTCCTTTAAAAGTAGTTATCTCTTCTTGATTCTTAGTAGCTATTTGATTCACATGATTATATATATCTCTAGAAACAATAGAAGTATGAAAAGGGTCTTTATAATTAAAACTTATTAAAGACTTCAGGTTTTTATTTTCTCTATTTAATCTATCTGAATTAAAAGCATTTTGAATATTCTAAACTATATTAGCAGGCATCTATATATTTCCTAAAAACAGAGTTTGATCTTTGTCAATCATTGTTAAAGGATGAATCTCTATGCCTCCTATATAAAGTAATTCTGTAGGATCCATAGTACTTCCAGTAGTACCATTATCTACATAAACAATATCTGCTGAATCTTCATTTGAAGATGTATAAGGTATAGGAATAACATCAAGCAACTTTACTAAAGGAACATCATCTATTGAAGTTCTCTAAACACTATATAGACGGATACTTTCAAAGGATACATCTAAACCTGTAATACTTATTTTTAAAGAGTTTGATACTTTATCTTTAGGACTAGCCCCTCTTTCAGGATAAGAAAGATAATATAAAGGAGAAAAGTCTACTATATTACTCTATTGACCATATGTGTTAGAATAACTGAAGCAATATTGAATTACTCCTGGAGCAAATAATCCTCCTGCATCTGGAGTATTAACAACAGTAAAACTTGAAGGATGCTTAAATGTAGGAATAAAATCAAAAGAAGTGTCTCCCCATTTTCCTTGTTGTTCAGGAGTAGCAGCTATATTAATCATCCTAGATTGATTTTTTCCATCAACCCAGTATACTTTCTATATATGTTCTGCTTCATAACTTACATGGGTCTCCAAAGGATGTTCTACATCCATATTTAAATTTCCATGATATAATTCTCCTAATAGAAAAACACCTTCTTTTACTACAGCTGCTTTATATATATAATTTGGTTTATTATATTTATCTTTCTCATCAACAGTAAATAATACTAAAATATGATTTAATACAGCAGTTCCTATTACAGTACCTTTTATAGTATCCTCTATAAGAGTCTATGAATCATTTACACTAACTAAAGTAATTTCTTTAGTACCTTTTTCATTTACCCAACTCATTAAAGTATTACCTTCATTAGTGCTTAACCTTAGGTTCATGTTTTCAAAGGAGAAGTCAGGATTGAAAGCTGAAACACTCTAATCCTGATTCATTCCTTTAGTTTTCCAATTTATCGCTTTCTTGCCCATAATAAATTAATGCTGTTTAATATACTCTCTATCACCTAAATTTCTAAACCCATTGTCAAAGTCTGTAGTTCTTTGAATCAATGTAGTCCAACTCCTACAAATACTTTCCATTTCACTTTCTGAAGGTATATTGTATTCACTAGTAAGCTGCCCAGCTCTCCAAGCATACTGCTATTCTGTATGACTTAATACATCCCCTTTAATAGCACCTTCATCAAATAATATAGTGAATACTTCTACTTTTATATACAACTCTAGAGTTTTCAAATAAGTAGGATTATCTGGAATTAAAGGAAAGTTATATTCATCTACAGGTATGGCTTTATAACTTACTTTAACTTCTCCATCTTCAAAAGAAGTAAAGATAATATGATTCTATACTCTAAAAGTAAGTTCATCTGCATATCCTGTATAACCTGCAGTCTTCTTTCCTCTCTAGTAATTATCAGGAAAGAAGGTGTCTGTCATACTTCTCATACAAGTATGACTGCACATGTCCATTACCTAATTAATAGAGATAAGATCACAAGGTAATTCTCCTCTATGACATTTTATTGGGACTATTATTTCTTTATCCTCAAACATTTCAGGAAGACCAAATATATGAATAAAGTCTATTGTATACTAGACAGCTTGTTCCATATTGACTTTTTTAAGCTTAGGGTGTCTTAATATCCTACTTAATACTTCCTGCAATTTAATATATTTCACATTCTTATTCATATCTTTTTAATACAAAAGCATCAAGAGTTCCTGCTCTGGCACTCTTAGTTAAACCTTCTTTTATTCTTCTATTAGGTTGAAAAGCATAAAAACTTTTATTTTTATAGTTAGCATCTTTCTTATTATAGTATACTTTAAATACTTCCTCAGTTTCTATTCTTACAATAGTCTTATTATCAAAAGCCTCTTTATCTTCATACCACAGTTTTAAAGTAGCATCTATATCTATAGGAAGACTCGTAACAAGTTTACCATCAATTATAGCTACTCTTGTAGGTCTTTTTCTTATTTCAAGAGTACCTAATCTATGAGGAAGATTAATAGCATTTCCTTTTGATAATTCTATAGCAAGAAGGTCATTAATACTTCTTATTATACTATAAAATTCTCCTTCTTTTAAAGGTCTTGGAATGTCAAACCATTTATTTTTTCTTATGTATTTGTAAGCATCATATGAACCTAAAGACCCAGTAACTTTATGATGTCTTGGTAAATTTAATTTCTATACTTTTCTTTTAAATTCTTCATACTCCTCCATATATCTTTCTTTTTATTAAGAAGTTATTTGTCTAGCTAAATCTGATTTCATATTTCTTCTTATATAAGCAATGATATCAGATAAATCATCATTATCATTGTTTGCTTTGTCTTTAGGCCTGTAATTAACTCCAAGAAGTTCCTTTGTAATAAGTTCTATCATTTGGGGAATTAAATCAGCCTATAAAGGAAAATTCTACTCCAATATATCACAATTAGCCCCAGTATCATCACAGACTAATTCTGCAGCCTTCTGAGAATCCTCAAATACTCCTGTAACCTTTGCTTTCTTAAGATATTTGAATTGAGGATTAGCAGAGTTAAAATAAATATGATTATCAGAACCTAAGGTACAATAGATAATATTTCTAAGGTATTGATTATGCCCAACATATTTAAATCTTTCTTTTGATACAAAGGCTGTCATAATACTAAATAAATCCACTAAATTAACCCTAACAGATTCTTCATTTACCACATCAGGAATTTCCTATACTGACCTTAAATATATATCATTGCAATATTCCAATCCTGGTATTGCATCTGTTTTTTCAAGGTCTATACAGAGGGTCTATTCATTTGAAGAGGATAAAGCACTCTCCCCTTCCTTTAATTTTTTCTAGGCTATTAAAAATAATCTATATTGATTAGCTAAAAATATAACATGTTCTTCTGTTATATCACTGTCTCCAGAATGTGCTTTAATCTCATCTAGCACAGTGTATACAATATCTTTGTAAGTTGCCATATATTATACATTGATAAAATCCTTGCTGCAAAGATACTAATAATATCTTAAATCAGCAAGGAGTTTTATAAGTTTGTGTATTAAAATTACTAAATTACTAATCTACTAATCTAAGACCTTCCTCAGCTTCAGTATGTCTTATTATCTCATCTTCTGTAATTCTGACAGGTTCCAAAACAGTATATCCATTTACAGGAAGACTCATCGATTTATATTGTTTATAAGGAATAAGACAAGAAGCTCCTGATAAGCACTGTATAATACTCTCTATTTTATTATAATCCTCCTCAGTTATATAATATTCATAATTTTGAAGAAATTCTTGAAGGAATTGTAGTAGAATTAACTTATTTACATTAGTTTCTGAGGTGTAGCCAACTTTTTCAAGAACTGTAAAATATCTTTCAAGAGAATCATAAGTTAGTTTATCCAATTCTTCCATGACATCCACAATTATAAGTTATAGTCTTTTCTTTCTCATCAAAGAATGCATTCCAGTACTCAATAGCTTTCAAATAATTTCCTGTAAGAAGACTTAAATCAAAAGCTTTACCTCTAAGAATATAATCTATGAAATTACTTGCAGGATTACATCCTTCAATTTCATTTATAAGATTCATCCCCTAAATATACCAAGGATATTTATCATAAGTAACCCCTAGTATAACACCTTCTCCCATACCGCATGGAGTATCTTCAGAAGGTTCACCAGTAGATATAGTATATACAAAGAATAGATTATCAGCAATACTATCAATATCTATAAACTATCTGAAATGCTTAACATTACCACAATCTATAGTCATTAAAGGTTTAGAAGAAGGACCTGCGGCTGAAAATGTTTTCTATGTATCTATAATTATACTATCGAGATAAACATTCTCATAGTATTCCATATCCTATACTTGAACATCAATTATAAGATGCTTTTTATCTGGTGTAATTCTTAAGTCATTGTACTAAATCATATATCTATTCTTTTATTATTAAACTAAAAAAGGGAAGGGATTATTCCCTTCCCTTATAGGGTTTCTTTAATTAAGGATTCTAGTTTTCTGCAGTATTTTCAAGCTCTGCTACTCTTTCCTCAATAGTCTTTGGATAAGTTGCATTGTTATTTGCTGTACCATCATAGAGGTCAGTTTTATGAACAATAGAACTCAAGCCTAAACCAGTGATTACAGCATCCAGCACAGCCTTTGTTTCAGCAAGAATAGTCATAGTCTTTTCAGAGTTCTGAATATCCTCACATGTGCCTTTATAAGCATACTGAATATCCAAGCAGTAGTAAGTCTTTGTAGGATCTACAAAATACTTAGTAGGAATACTATTAGGCCACATGATATTTCTGTACTGATCACCTCTTTCACCCATGCAGAAATACTCAAGGTTTGCCATTTTATAACCATTACCTACAACTTGATTATAAGTAGCAGTGTAATCAGTTACAGTTCCCCAATTTACTTCACCTGCCTGAGGATCAGTTACTGTAGTAGGAATAACCTGGAAGTATACTGGAGTATACTGTTTATTCAGTGCCCACTCATTTACTTGACTCATCTCTGCGATAATCAGTTTAGTAGGAGAAGCAACAGCTGTACCTGTAGCTGTAGAAACCTCAGAAGTAGGTACATAGGTAAATGTAATATTACCTGTGGAATCTTTGGAAGCACTCTTAATCAGGGTAAAACCATTAGCATCAGCAAGACCTACATAAAGCAGAGGTGCATATGTTCTATGGAAATTCTTTACCAGAGAATAAGCCATTTCTTTTAGGAAAGTAGCTTTATCAGAAGATGTACAATGTACAGCTCCAAACTTCTGATAGAGATCTTCATCAGACGCTCCATACAACTGACGGAAATTAATTCTTACAATATAATCCTGTCCTACAATAGGATTACCACTATTAACTGTGCTCTTTAGCTCTAAAGCATAAGCCTTCAGTTTAATTTCAGTATCCTTGGGTCCTGATGCATTAGCCCACATGATACTCTTAGGATTGATAAGGTCACTTCTTACAATGCCTCCATATCCATTTTGGTTAATAAACTTGCAGCCTTCTTTATCAGAACCTACATAAATTTTACCAAGATTGGCTGCTCCCTGAATGCCTGCAAGGGTATTCTCTACTGCCTTTGCAACATACAGTTGTCTGTTTTGATTAGTCGAAAAAGTCATTTTCGTAAAGTATTAAGTTAAACATCAGTGAGTTTATTCCCCACTATTACCTTTATTATTAAATATTGTTTTACTAGCAAGAGCTAATTGTACTGCTCTTTTTAGTATAGTTTTATGAAGTATACCATTAAGTTTACAAGAGGTCTCTTCAGATGTTCCTTCAATTTCAAGACCATTAGGCAACTTTTCTAATATTATTGGAGAAGGTTTAGCCAAGTATTTAATTAAATACTTATCAATAGGATATTTAGATATTAATTCTACAATATTATTTCCAGTATCCATTCTAAGCACTCTATGGTTAGTAGGGCCTCTAAAAGGGTTTCTGATTATTCTATTAAACTCATCTTGAGTTACAGGATAAACATCAGCTGTTTTTCCCTTATAACATCCTGCATCTTCACCAAAAGTTACCTATTCAAAAGTAATAAAAGCTACATCCTTTTCAAGCTTGTAAAATACTGAATTAATATAAACCTTATCCTCAATAGAATCTAAAGTGTCTTCCGCAGTATAAGATTTGGTTTTTACCAGACCATCTAAATATCTTCTCAGTTCTTCAGAACTCTCAAAGGAATCTCCATAAGGATTTTTACCATTATATAGGTTTATTACTACTTCTTCTTGAGCCTAAGTAAGAAATAGAGATTTTTCATATTCATCTACTTCTATATTTAAAGAAGAACCTTCCTTACCAAAAAGAGCTTGTGTACTAAAACTATTTAAAAGTACATCAAATTCATCTGAAAACTGTTGATTAGTCATAAGTATTATTTATTACTCACTTCTCTATCCAGAAGTTATATGTGTCTATACTGCAGCTATTTCTTCTTGGCTACTAGCCCAAGCTACTTTAGCTAACTCTACAGCTCTTTGTACTATCTCCTAATGAATCTCAGGATGTAATTCACAAACATTATAACTACCATCTGTTTGTGCATCCTAACCTATATACTATCCCCAAGGTTTATCTTTACCCTCAATAGTTAATCCCTATGAACTGAGGTCTTCAAGAATAATTGGATAAGGAGTTCTTACATAACGAAGAGTGTATTTAACATCTTTTCCTTTATTTTTCCAATGAGGAATAATCTCCATTACTCCATTATCACCATTATCATTACTACCAAGAAGTTTCCATACCTGCCTTTTAAGAGGATCTCCAGAAGGTTTAGACATCAGTCTTTGATATTCCTCATGGGTAATAGGCAGTACTTGATAAAGTTGAGAAGCTATAGTAACTGATTCATGGAGCTATATATACAAATCTTTAGGAAAAGTAATTAAGACTCCTCTAGGGTCTAAAGTATTTATCCACATAGGACCTGTAGCCTCTAAATCTGTATAGGTAAACTCTGCAGTAAAAGAAGTTCCCTAAATATCTCCAAGATACTAGCTAATGGGATAAAAAGGATTTTCTGTTCCCTCTCTATATTCACAGCTTATATAAAAATGTCCTTTATCTGTAATAAAGAAAGAGTTTGTTGGAATGAGAAAAGTATATACTGTATAATCCCCTTCTTCCTCACCTAAAGATTCTACTACTAAGGTGTTTGTACCAGAAGAATCCCCTAATGTAAATGTTAAAGGATATATATCCATGAAGGGAACAGCATTCTTTGGAATTTTTAAAACTGCTTTTCCCTATATCCTTATTCTAGTATGAGGAGTTTCAGGAATGTCATAGTAATATGAAGCCTATGATAATAGCTGAGAAAGATCTTCCTATCTAGTAGTAACATTTCTGTTAGTAGTACTGGTAAATACTTTTATCAAGCATGAAAAATCAGACAGCCTTTTATTAGAATCTTCAATACCCTGCTGATATTTATTTCCTCCTTGAACAGGAGTAAAATAATTCTTACTGAGCTCATTCTAAGCCTTAGTTAATAACTAAGACTTTTCAAATTCATTGAGCCCAGGGGCTTGATTACTGGATGCATTGTTATAAAGTAAATCAAATTCTGCAGAAAACTCATTTCCCGTCATATATTATATATTTTTATTGTTTAAGTTTTGCTTCAAGGCTTAACTTTAATTCCTGTCTCTTAGGATCATTAAGATATCTTGCAGCTACTGATAATACAGGTTCTTCACCTCCTTCACATAGAGGAGTATTATCACTTCTTAAATATAGATAATTAGCTTTCTTAGAGATAATACCTGCATCAATACACTTATTGATAAGTACTTTGGTTTCCAGAAGCTTATCTTGAACTACATTCAAGAAAAGTCTTGGGTCTGCCTCAAGTAATTCTCCTGCTTTGGTCTGCAGGAAATCCAATTTAGAATTAGCTGCCAAAGGTTTTCCTGTAATAGTCTCAATAACAAGTTTTAGAACATCAGCCTTATTTTCAATCTTACCATATTCAATGTAGCAGCGTCTCTTAGTAGTCATCTTGTCTCTAACAGAACTATTAACTTCATCCTCAGCTACTATAACAAATCTATAAGTTGCTTTAGGTTTATCACGAAGTTCATGAATACTTGGAGCAATCAAGTCCTTATTAGCAAGCAGTATCTTATACTTAATATAGTCAATAGGATCTGCCAAATTTAAAGGATTATCATACTTAGTCAGACGTACTCTTGAGATACCTCCTTCAGTATTATTACTCCAAAAATTATTCTCTTTATTATAGACATTTAAAGCTCCTGCTTCAAGACCCATAGCTGCTTCAAGAAAGTCTTTCTCATCATCAGTAAGAACGTTTTTATAAGTACCTGATCTTAGTTTAGGAACAGTAATTGTAACTACTGACCTCTCAGCCATACCTCCAAAAAGCACATGCTTTGGATTATTAACAGTTCCTGGCTGAGGAATAAATTTAACTATCACAGTTTTATTCTATAAACAGTTAATTAAACCATCAGTACTTCTTTGCCTTTCTGCAACAGTTACTTTACTATGTTTTAGTGGTTTAACAAGCTATGTCTCCTATTGCATTTGCTGCACATTTTGCACCTCTTCTGTGTCTAAGGTAAAATCCATAGCATCTTCTACTTCTTCTTTTTTTGCCATATTTATTTATCTCCCTTTTAATTAAAATTATAAAATGATTGTGGGAGACTTAACTCCCACAATCTTTATTTTACTTTAGATTATCCCTCTAAAGCTGCGGGTATCAGTGACATTGTTCTTGTAGGATCAAGAATACATACACCAAGTGTAGTCTTTCTATGCATCACAGCAGCATCTTCATCAAATGAAGCACTCATATTATTAGTCTCTCCAGTGAAAGGATTAGCAAAAGGACCCCATTGGAAGCCTCTAAATTCAGGATGACCTTTAAGGGCACACTTGAAGATATTAGGCTGATCCATAGTACCAATGTACATAATATCAAACCTGGAGCTCATAAGAGGATGTCCTTTATCATCTGTCAGTTTATTCCTAACTGGATCATCATAGAAGTTATCTACTTCAAGTTTTACTGTAACTCCATTAGGAGCACTCCACTCTGTGAACTGATAACCTGCAGCCAATGCATTGCTATTGAGAGGAGAATTAGTTTTTCTAACAACTCCAAGCTGGTCTGCATTAACTTGGAATTCAGTCCAACCACTCATTGCATTTCTAACTGCATTATGAAAGAGAATTGCACCCTGTTCACCTGTTCTAACCACAAAGGTTCTTTGACCAAAATCAAGTTTAGCTGCACTCAATTCATAGAGAGCATCTTCAAGCATCTTCAAAGAGAAGTCATTATAGTAATATGTATTACCATACTTCATCTGTGCAAGAAGACCATCACCCATTCTAATAACTTCACCAGATTTGCCAATGTTACCATACTCACCATTGGGGTTTCTATTGGAAGTACCGAACATAAGAGCAGAATTCTTTTCATCAGACCACTCCTGTTCAAACTGCCATTCTACCCAAGGCATCCACATGGTTTCTACTTTCTTATTGCCCTTCTTATCAACTAATGGAACACCACAAGCAAGTTTCTTATTCAACATAGTTGAACCAGGAACCTTGAACTGCTTTCTAAGTGTAGTCCATTCATTTCTCATGGCAACAGGAGCAGAGAATCTTACATCACCAACTTTTCTTGAATTTTCTCTTTCTACAGGAGCAAACTCATGGGAGAATCTTTCACCTTGCAGAAGTCTTTCAGAAGGAATACCATCTGTAATACCTCCCATAAGCTCCACTTTATACACAGCATTTGTGCCTTCCATTCTTGGATCACCCAGTACTCTCATTGGGTAAACCTCATTGAGGTTTCCAAAAAGTACCTCACCATCAGCGAACCAATCCTCACCAAATACAAGATAGAAAGGAGCAGTACCTACACCTACATTAGGATCACCTGCCTGAACTACTTTTCCACTTTCATCTCTAGCTTCCAGAAGAGGAATATTTCTTCTAGAAGAACCAACTACCTGCCATGTGAACTCATCATCTGTATCAAACTCTTTAGTTGGATATTTGGCTAATTCACTTTCAAGAGACTTACCTCTATAAAGTGCAAGAAGTTGAACCATAAAATCAGATACTGGTTGAGGAGCCTTCTAATAAATAGAGGCTAAATGATTATCTTTAGTCAGACCTTTCCAACCAGTAAACTGAACCATTTGAAATCTACCTAGCTTACCTGCCATAATAAATCAATTTATTAATTACGAATTTAATTTATATCTATTGAAAATCCTTGATCAAAAATTGACTTTCCTCCATTGTCACTTCCAAAGCCTATATATCTAGAACCTCCGTCAGTGCTTTTGTTGTTATTATTAAGGACATGTTCTAACTCTTGTAACTTTCTTTTTACTTGTTTCTTAGCCGGAGGTGCTACCAACTTATCTAAGTTTTTGAACCCATCAGTAAGTGTAAAGAGTATTCCTACATTCTTAATAAAGTCACTTTCATTTTCAAGTTTGTATTTCTGTAAAGCTGTAAGATATTCTCCTGTCTCAGGGTCTTTATAAATAGGCTTGGATACATTTTCAAAAGCCTTTTGTCTAGTAATCTTATCAATTTCCATTCCACCAAATACTGTATCACTAGACATAATATCTTTTTTCAATTGTTCTGCCTATCTCTTAACAGCCAATCTTTCTTCTTCACTCTTCCTTTTAGCATCTTCAAGGAGTTCATTGTATTTATCTCCAAAGAAATCCTTATTACTTTGTAAAGCTTGCTTTGCTTCTTCAATGTCTTCTCCAGAAGCAAATAACTTTTCAGTCATTTTTGCAGCTCTTTCCTCAGTATACTTTCTGTTCATGAAGTCTTGCATTAGCAGTTGTCTTCTTAACTGCACACCTTTATCACTTTCATCATTAAGGTGTTCTTCTTTAATGCTGTTTAGGAATCCTAATGTTTTTTCATATTGTTTTATAGCATTAGGTTCTACTCCATTATTAAGGGCATTATATATTCTTCTTTGAGCTTCATCAAGACCTGCCTATATTTGTCTCTCAAATATCTCCCTAAAGTCTTCAGGTCCCTTAATATCATCAACTTCTTTATCATCAAGGTCAGGAAAGACACCTTCTTCCTTCAAAGCACTGGCAATGGAAGAGTAGAAGTTAGTTTCGGGAGAAGTACCAGTCTCTTCTTCAGAAGAGGTGTCTTTTTTCTCCTTACCTTTTTTCTCTTCACTACCTACGCTCTCTGGTTCTTCCTCATCAAATAGATGTTCAGGATCAACCTCAGTAGTTTTATTTGTTTCTTTATTTTTATCTTCAGGATCTTCATTAGGAGTTTCTTCAGAAGAACCTTTACTTTCATTATCTTTAGCAGGAGGAGTAGCCTCTTCTTGAAAATCTTCGAACAAAGAAGCTGCTTCATCCCCTGTAAAAATATTATCCATACTTAAAATATCCATATTTAAATTCTCCCTTTTTAGTGTTTAAATAATGTTTAACTGGTGCAAAGATAAATAAAAAAATATTACTATGCAACCCCTTTTATAAAATTACTAATATCTACTATATAAAAATCTTTATTTACTGTCGTCCTATGTATTACTAAATATTCGTTTTTTACAAGTTAAATCCATGCAAATATTCATTGCTAAATTAAGCACTTGTGATTTCAAATCTGATACTTCTTTCTCAAGCTAATCATTTTTCTGTAAAACTCTTGTAAGCCTCTCACGATTATCATCACTTAATTGTTTATAAAACTCTAGTGAGTCTTTCATATTGGTTATCACAGTACTATCTACTTCACTGTAATATTTCTTTTTTGCCATTAACCAAGAAGCAAAGCCTGTAATAACAGGAGCTAGAATATTAGTTATGATTAGAACATTAATTTCGGTAGTCATTTCCATATTTTAAATTTATTTAATAGTGTTCCTATAAGTAATAACAATCCTACTCCTCCTAACCACATTAAAGCTTTCTACCAAGTATATAATTTATTTGTTGTAACAGTTTTCACTACCTCTACTATTACTGGAATACTGTCTGTTTTAAGTACAGTATCTTTAACAAATACTTCCCTTGTTTTATATTTAAATTTATTTACATAGACTGTATCTCCCTTCATTTCTATGAATACATTTATAGAATCCTATAAATGTACATACTCTTTCTAAACTTCATATTCAGTTCTTACAGTTTCTATAGGTACTTTAACATATTCAGTTGTCTTACATCCAGCAAATAAAGTTATAGATAATATTAGACTTATTAATAGTATTTTAAATTTCATTTTTGTGTTTTTGCCCTAGCCCTTAACTAGTCTTTACTGATTTTCTCTTTTAATTGTAATGTCTCTCTATGCTTCTACTTCTCAAAGTCCAATTTCTCCCTATCTAATGCTAATTGCTTATCAAATTTTAGCATATCCTGCATTAATTTATCCTTAGCTTCTTGACTATATTCATCGGGTTTTATACCATCATTTTCTTCATCTGCCTCTGTCATACGATTCTTTAGTTGAAGAATAGCCATTTCAGCTTGAGAATTAATTTCTGCAACAACTACTTTAGTTTCATTATCTCTTTGGTTTATAGAATCTTTAAAGTCTCTTTCTGCTTGTTTATCTTGCATCTGAGCTTCCAAAGCCTATTGTTGTTGTTGCATTTGTAACTGCTATTGTTGCTGCTATTGTTGTTGGATATTCATTTCATCCCTTTCAACAAATCTTTGTTTTTCTGCTATTGAAGCACTCATATAGAGTTTCATTATAGTAGAGAAACTTAAAGTTTGTGTCTATAGAGCAGCCTAAGCAAGAGTCTCTAATTTTTGCTGTAATTCTTGCAGACCTCTACTATTATCTACTACAAGACCATAATCACATTCAGCAAAAGTATCTCCTTCTATTTCTATTACTTGCTTTGAATTATCAGGAAGAATATAATTAAATTTTTTAGTTCTTCCTTTCATAGCAATTTTAGCAGTTTCAAGGAAACATTCAAGAACTCTTCTCTTTACATCATCATGAATTGAAAATAACCATTCTGTAATATGGGAAGATTGAAGAGTAGCTCTTTCTACACCTCCTACAGTTTCTCTATTGGAAATTTGTCCTTCTCTTTGTTTACTAATACCTGCAATATCAGACATTTCCATCTTAATAAATTCAAGAAGATTGATATACTATTGAATATTATTACCAAAGTCTGCGTCAATAACTCCTTGAGTATTACTATTCATGCCTCCTGCAAGTTTGCCTGTAGCAGCTCCTATAGTCCCTTCATTAAAACTATCTTCTACAAATAGTCCTAAAGTTTTGGCATAATATAACCATTTCTCCATCTTCCATGCTTTAGGTTTCTTTGATAGGTCTAATCTAGTCATTTTGCCCCAGTTCCTAGCCATCATTTTATTAAGCCTGTCATGAATTATATCATAAAGATAATTAAGAGGCTTCATCATATCTACCATAGAAAATGGCTTATCATCATTAATATTGTAGATAGAACCTATGATACCAAAATGACATTCAGAAGGATTATCTAATCTATTATATTGAATTATACGGGGTCTTATATTTACATAAATATCCTAACCTATCTTAGTACCCTCCCAGGCTTCATTAATCCAGAAAACCTTTTCTTCTTCTCCTTTCATTTCATTAGGTATATAAGATTCAGGCATAAAAGTAAAATCCTCTTCTCCTGTTTGGGGATCATAGAATTTAATCTTTTTAATCTTTCTCCTGGATTTCCAATATACTCTTATTACTCTGATATTACCATTCATATCAAAAGGAAGAAGTTCATTATTAACAGTATCAGCATACTATCCAAAAGGATCAAAAAACATAGTACTATCAGCTATAGTATCAGATATCATATGGGAATTTACAAACCCATATCTTTCATCTATATTATCCATAGAATCTACTGCTCCCTAACTGAAATGGTCAGGGAACTACTCAAGGTATTTAAGATCTTTTGGTTTTAATACATCTTGAAAAACATCATAGACTTTGCCTGGACTCCAATAATCTTCTAATATAATCATATCAGCATCTTCAATCCTATTACTATATCCTGATTTGAAAATTCTGACTTTCATAGGATTAAGCCTTTCTACTATAGGTTCTCCTCCAACAATATCACATTGATAGATTTCTTCCCCTACAGCCATAGCATCAGTAAATCCTCTATTGAATATTAAAGGCATATTATACTATCTGGTATAATGATTAAGGACACAATTACCCATTACCTCCTTAAAATCCTACCATTCAAAAGTATAATAATCATTTAGCTTTTCAAGTTCCTGATTAAACTACTCCTCACTGAGAGCATTATCCTAAATAATCTATTGCAGACTTTGAAATAAAGCCTGCTTCTTATTGTTTTCTATTTCTGAAATTGCATTAGGATTAGTGACCATAACCCTATAATCAAAAACTCTTCCAAGTTCTTCTCCTTTAAGAACATTCATTTTAGAGTTCATGATAGCATAATGCTATATTTTATCAGGAATAAAGTTAGCCTTTATTCCTTCAGGATTATTTATAAGCTCAAGGTCATCCATATGAATTTTTCCTGCCATAAGATCATAGTTAATCTTCTGATGAAGAATACTCTATCTTATGAAGGAATAATTAAAATGCAATTTAGAATCCGCAAAGTCCACACACTATCTTCTCCAGGCTTCATTCTTTCTGGAATTAGATAACTGTTGTGGAGGAAACTGCACATTATTCATAATTAATCTTTTTAGTGGTGCAAAGATACAAATAAAAGATAATATAAACAATAGTTTAAATAAATTATTTATTTATATTATCTTTTTTACTAAATTTACTTAGTACATAAAACTATTTTGCTCTTCTTCTGTAAATCTTTTATCATAATTCTCTAAGAAAAACTCATCATTTCCAGCATAATCAGCATCTTCACTCATTCTATGGCCTTTTACATCTCCTTGATAGAGAATTATTTTTTCTTCTCTAAATAACATTAATTGCCCTAAAGCCCTTACTCTATCCACATTGATAAAAGGATTATAAGCTACAAGTTCTTTTAACAGGGCTCTATTCCTTATTAAGTATAGATTAGGTATAGTAGTCTCTTTATCTTCTCCATCTTCTTGTACTACAGTAGGTACTGGTTTAATTAGCCATTCTTTTATTAAAGCATCTGCATAATTATTTATTGCAGCAGTAGCTCTAACACCTTTACTATTATTACCAAAGCTTGTATACTTTAATATCTGCTTATCTCTTAAATATTCAGGAGTATCCGCTAATAAATGAGAACAATTCATTTTACTAAAATATGAATAAGTTCCTTTAATATTAGCTTCATACATACACTTAGCATTATAGTATAAACACAATAATCTTACTTTTTCATATAATTCTTCTGCATAAGTGGTTCTTCCTGTATATTCTGCTACTAATCTATCTGTAAATAAATCCAATACCAATGCTGATCCTAAAGACATAGAATTAGCCTAATCATTATCATATGGGTCAAATCCTATTATATATCTGTCAGACTATACTTTTCCATCTTTATTTTTTTCAGGCTATTCAAATATCTCAACACATCCTTTTGCAGTATTATCTTTAAGAGGGAATATTCTTATAGGTAAATCATTAGTAAGCTTAAACTTAACTTCTCCTGATTTATCAAGTACTAAATCTCCACACCAAACATCATCATACTCATTAGGATTATTATCTATCTAAGTAATTCTTTCATTAAGTTGTGTGATAGGAAATACATTGCCTTTAGTTCTAAGGACTGCTTCTTGAGGAGTAATAGGAATTTCTGCTATAGTTTTCGTTATAGAGTTTACATCAGTACTATTGTATTTAACTCTGTATCTATCACTTAGTATTTCAAGTAAAGCTTTAGTTACATTACTATTACCATCTTTATCATAACAACCTTTTCTATTTAAGTATCCAGGAAAAAAGAAAGTAATAGTCTGTCTTCCCTAGCCATCTTTATCATAAACATTAGGAATACCATACATTCTATAACCTTTAGGGTTATACACTATTTCTTGAGCTCCTGAAAAATCACTTTCTTCATCACCGGCAGTACCTATCAAGTACATACTCCCGAAAGAAATATCTCCTTCTTGTACTGAAGGAATCATAATATTATATAATTCCAATACATTTTTGAAGCTACCAAATTCTTCTACTACAATAAAATTCTGTCTTTTACCTCTGACTTTGGAGCTGTCATCTTTAGCAGATACTCCTAATACTTCATTTAAAGTACCTTTATCTGTCCCAGTATCTAAATCTCTATAGCCCATCTTCCAGGCCATATCCTGCAAAGAACTTTTAAGCCTTTTACTTGGAAACTGTGTAGTCTATGCTAAGAAATCTATACCTGCTTGGAATTTATTTAGAATACCATCTGAAGTAAGATATTGTTTCTAATAAGCAGTTACCATACATTTAACTGCTCTATTTACATCTTTAGATTCTCCTAACACAAACCTTTTACCCATCATAGAAGACATACAGTATGACTTGGATTTGCCTCTACTGCTTATTTCACAGCCATTATTTCCTCCTTTAGGGTCATATATTCCTCCATTAATAGCCTAATCTATATAATTATATCTATAGAATATACCATCCCAAACTTCTGGAAAATCAATAATTCTTTCTCCTTTTTTTGAACCTTTTTTATACCTAGTTTGCATAATAGGCCAATAATTCAGAAAGAAATACATATCCCCAGTTATCCAAGCTCCATCAGATTTTCTTACATATCCTTCATAGCATCTTCTTACTTCTTCTCTAATCCATTTACCAAAATCACTATTAGGATTACTATTAGGTCTTAATTTAGTAAATACTCCTGTCTTTTGATAATGCAAAGCAGTAGGTCTAAAATAATCCATATCTGTAAGTATAGGAGGGTCAGTAATATCTATAATAACCTTACCTTGTTCATCTCTTGGCAAATCTTTAAAATAAGGTCTATTAGGAGATATTAATCTCTATACAAAAGGTACATTACATATAATGTCCCAAAACTATTCCTGTACCTCTTGAGGATAATTTTCTAATTGTAATTCTTCTACAGAAGATTGATATTTATTAAAGGTGTACTCCATAGTATTTCAACATATTTTCAATAGTTTTTTGGATTACTTTATCTTCTATATCTATTACAGACATTTCAGAACTATTAAAATTCTCTTCTACTTTACTTATCAGTTTATTCTCTTCAGGACAATGTACTTCTATAGTATAGTGTTTTATAGCTGGAAACTTCTTATCAGTTATATTAGAAGTCACAGGTACAAAGGAAGAAGGTTTTAATCCTAATACATTCTCAAATGCTCTTAAAAAAATATCTAAGCTTTTCATATTAAAATTCCATCATCCATTAATGTTTTTCCATTACCTCCTCTAGCTCTACCCTGTTCTTGAATTTCTTTAGCTATAGTCTTTTCAGCTTCCATAACTTCTTTAGCTAATTGAGGAATTTGTCTGATAGCAGTAGTAATACTATTAATAGTATATATAGGCTTACCTTTATCATCTGTAGTATTTAAATTTACAGTTTCTAAGAATTCCTTGACTTTAACTATAGCTATCTTAGTACTTTGCAGCAACTCTTGACTTATAGTAGTAGTAAGCTTTTTATATAAATTTATACATTCTAATTGAAGGTCTGTAAATTTAGGGACTTCCAGCCCATTAGTAATACACACCTCTTGCAGTCTTTCATTATCATCTACTATGTAAGAATAATCACTTCTTGGATCATAAGTAAAGTAAACTATAGTTAAAAAATCCATAAAGTCTGACTTATCCTTACTTCTGTCACTTTTATATAACTTCTTGAAAGGTTTCAATAAAAGCAACTCATCTTCTATCTATAATTGATAATTATCTATTTTTACTAACTTCATACTCTTAAATAATTAAAGCCTGTCAGAAATCTGACAGGCCATTGTTTATAATATTTATACTATGATTGAAGGTTTTTGAGGTATATATAGAGGATTAGAAGAATCTTTAATAACTTTTTCATCCTCTTCATCATCTTCTTCCTCTTCACTGTCAGTTATTACATAGGCAATATCTCTTTCCTCTATCATAAAGTATTCTACACCATTCATTTCTACTGTAGGAACATCTATAGAGATTATAGGATTATCAATAAAATCTTCTCTTAATGAATTGTCAGAGAACTTTCTCTTCATATATCGAGTAATATCCATCAGGATTAGGTCTCCTTCTTTAACTTCCCTAACAGCACTGCCTATTCTTACTACTCTCTGATATTCTTTATATTTACCTTCAAGTTTACTGGCATCTAAGATAGTTCCTTTTATCTTTTGAGCTTTCTTATATTTTTCTGCAGTAACAATCAGTTTAGTATAAAGAGGTCTTATATCTTTAATTATCATCTTTATGTCTTAAATTATTAATATATTCAAATCTTTTCTTTACTCCCAGATATCTTTCTCTGGTACAATATAATTTACCAAGACTGGGTATATTGAAATTTGTTTTAAGAGTTTTGAAGTCCTCTTCATTAAGGTCCTCCTTTAAAGGAAGTTCCTAAATAGTATCTCTTATAAATTGCCAGTAAGCCTTGTAGGTTTTTCTTACTAGGTCTACTGGCAACTATAAATCATTCGACACCTTGTTTATTATCTATTCGTATGTCATCATCTTCAATATCAAAAACCAAAAGTAATTGAAATAATCTTGAGTCTTTTAAATTTGGAATTAGTCGAGGATTAATCCTATCATTGATGAAAAATTTCTTATTTTTTAGTTTACTTTTGATTACTTGAAAATGCTGATTAGATAGCTTACATTCTTTTTTAAGATCTTTTTGACATTCTTCTCCCATTAAAGTTCTATCTACTAAATCAGCATCTAGAATTACTTTACTTAAACGGTATCTTTCTTTTAAAAAAGCTGTAGCAACATCAGTTTCTCTACTTGTAAGTTTATGAAAAGGAACTAAAAATTCTAACCAATAACGAAATATAGTATTTAAATTACAAGGTATTCTTATTACATTATTTGGTTTTAATGCTCCTGCCATAAAATTTACTTTTTTTCTGGAACTTCTTTTTTAGTCTCTTTCTCGACTTCTTCATTAGGAGGAGTTAATATAAACTGAATCTCCTTAGCACAATAGGTTACAAAATCTGAATCAAAATGCTTCTCAGCCTTCAGTACTTCAAATAACCAAGGAAGTTTATTTAATACATCAGTTACTTGATTAAGTCTTTCTGCAACTTTATCTCTCTGCATTAAAAGCTGATTGCAGTAATATTTTAATTCCTCATAAGTAGGTTTCTGACTTTCTGCTGAAGCAGCAGCATCTAACTTCTTCTCTTCTGCCATAATATTTAAATAAATTTATTTGTTAATAAAATGATGTCCATATCTTGATACATACATAGTATCCCATTCTTCAATACTGGTAGTTCCTATGTCAGTAGAACCACAATCATCACAGTATTCAGAATCTTCTACCCGTTCTACATTTCTTATCTTTAAAGATAAGCAATTTTTACAGTAGAATACAGGTTCTTTATTATATTCATTTTTGGTATCCATTACTGATAATATATTAAAACATAAGAACCACTATTTTCTTGTAATATAGATACAATATTATCTTTCATTACCCCCATGTTATTAGCAGCTTCTACTAAGTCTCTTACTGTAGAACTTTTTATAGCACAGAGTGTTTCTTTTACTTGTCTTTCCATATAAAGTTAATTAAGTTGCGGGCCTAGGACTTGAACCCAGAGCTTAAGGCTATGATCCTCATATGTTACCTTTACACCAACCCACATATAACTTCTACTCTTTTTTAACCCATTACTTCTTTTTTCCAGATATCTTACCTCCAGCAGCAAGCTGCATTGCTTGAACCCTCTTAGATAGTTCAGCAGCTCTAGTCTTAGCAACTTTAACAGCAGCTGCTTTTCTATTCTTATCTGAAATTATCTCCTAATAGCGTGCCAATGTTTCAGCATCACTTTCAGCTTGCCATTTCTTTTCATTTGCAGTCATATCTTGTAATCCTTTCATTTTAATTAATTGATAGTTAATTGTATTGGAATAGTACTACTTTGAAGTATTTTGTATAACTTTATAAAAGTCTCTTTAGAATTAAGAACTTTACCCACTGCCTTGTTTTCTCCTACTATAATACAACCTGCACTATCTTCAGCTGTATTACCTGCATGTATTAATACTCCTTCAAATCCAGGTACATTCAATAGCCTTGGAAGTCTACCTCCATTAGCATTCTTCATATAGAAGTCTTTTGTACCAAATCTAGGACTTATAGTATTTAATACTATTGTGTAAGTACCTGTAGGTATAGCAGTTTCATTCTAAACTTTCATACTTTTTATTACAGATAGAGGCATAGTCTATTTTAATCCTCTATCTTTATCTTCTATAGTATTACAAAAGAAGGCATCATCTATAAACAATTTACCTATAGTATAAGTGTCCTTCTTAGCAATTCGCTTTAATAGCAATTTCATATTTTAAAAGTTTATTTCTTTTTGTGCTTAAAGTGTTTTGCGTTCTATGCAAATATAGCCCTTTTCCTTGTTATAGGATTCTTACTATGAGTAAGTTCTTCAGTACTCTTACCTGTTCTTTTCTTAGTAGCAGTAAATTTGCCTCTGTTTTCTTTCTTAATATGTATTGCCATAATATTATAGTGCTATTAAATATGTATTGTTTTAATCTACATCTCCATATGGAGGTGACTTATACATTAAATTTAAGTAGTCCCTAGCAGAATTGAACTGCTCTTTAGAGATTGAAAATCTCTTGTCCTAACCAATAGACGAAAGGACCATGAGCAGATGATGGGATTCAAACCCACAACTTTCAGAATGGAAATCTGACGCTCTGTCAATTGAGTTACATCTGCATATGCTGTAGTTTATCCATCATCCTACAGCTAATGTGGATAGTACGACATCCAACAGGACTAATCTTATGTTGTATTTCTAAACTATCAAAACTTAAAATATCAGAAACAACAGCCTGTAAGTTACGTTGAGTTTTACACTAGTACTATACTCTTTATTGTGAGCCTCCTATAGGACTTGAACCCATAACACACTGATTACAATTCAGTAGTTCTACCAATTGAACTAAAGAGGCAAAAGAAGGAGGATAAAAACAAACTATTCTCAGAAAAAAAGATCCTCCCTCCCATCATTAATAACCACCATCGTAGTTATCATTATTACTATTATAAACACCAATCATATATCCTATAACAAATGTTATTAGGAGATATATAAAAACAATCAAGTCTCTCATTAAAATGTTACAGATATTTTATTAACAGCATCCATAAAATTTAATGAATCCTACTCATTCTGAAGTTGCTTTACTTGCAGTTCTTCTACTACGCTTTTTAACTCCATTAGAACAGTCTTCATCCTTTCCTTTAGTCTCTGTTCCATTGTCTTCTCCATTAGACTTATTAACTGTTTTAGTTGTTTTCCTCTTAGGTTTTTCTGTTTCTAATTCCTCTTTCTTAACTTCCTGTACTATTTCCTCTGGTTCTACAGGAACTAACATTAATATTATAAGAGAAATTACTGCCAGTAAAATTGGAAGAATAACTATTATCCAAGGTAATGTGCTATAACTTACCATTTTAAGTAGTATACAAACTACTCCTGCTATGAATAATACTGCCACTCCTTTATTAACAACTTCAGTGGAATTAACTAAACTTTCTAATTTTTCTACTAACTTCATATTTTATTTTATGTTAAAATAAATGTACCCCCACTAGGATTCGAACCCAGACAAGAAGGCCTAGAATCTTCCGTGCTAGCCATTACACCATAGGGGATTATATACCCAGTATTTCAAAGAACTTTTTGGTTGCTCCTGAGAGATTCGAACTCCCCAATTCAGAACCAAAATCTGATGTATTGCCACTATACTAAGGAGCAATAGCTGCCTAGAAGAATTATGATATCTTGACCTGCTGATTAACAGTCAGCTGCTCTTCCTCTGAGCTACTAGGCAATTTTTGTAGGGGATGGGAGAATCGAACTCCCTTCACTTGCTCCCAAAGCAAGAATCTTATCCATTAGACCAATCCCCTAAATAGCATCTCTATAATCACTTACCGAGATGCTCAGAACCTTAAGGTTCATCCTCAATGACCGTCACTCTATTAAGAAAGAGCCTCTCATCGCCCAAAATTTCTTGAGACTCTTAACAGTCATCGGGATTCATTTAATTCGAATCTCCATTATGAAAACAAAACATTCATTTCATGGTGCAAATATAAATAAAATATTTGACATGACCAAATTTATTAACATTATTTAACGAAATTTTTTATTTTTCTAATAAAATCCTTTAATTTTGCAGGGTCTAACACCTCTTTATTAGTGATTCTCTCTATTCTTATATTAGGATTACATCTCATTATATCCTCAGTTCTCCATTCATCAAGATACTATTGGTCAAGAGTTTGATGATATTCACCATCTACTTCTATAACAAGATTAAGTGTTGGAAGGAAGAAATCTACTATATAGAATCTTTCAACCTTTCTATCCTCTCCTACTATATATAAAGGATACTGGAAGATAAAGTTTATATGTTCCTTATAAAGAAGTTCATATAATCTCTACTCTGCTTTAGTAGGATTCATTGCTAATTTTCTTGCATATTCTTGAGCAGCAACTACTACATTCTTTCCTACAGGTTTTTCAGTACCTTTAATTCTTGCTCTTACTTTCTTCCTGGAAGAAGTGGCACAAGTTTCAGATTTACTCTTCTTCTTGAAACCACTTCTTTTCCAAGTATAAGTTTTCTTTGTTTTAGACTGTATCATTATTATTTAAATAAATCAGCAATTCTTGTATCTGTAGCATACCCTACAGACTTTCCATTCTTTAACCTGTTCAAGATATATTGTTTAGGATTGGCTCTGTTATAGTATATAGGAAGATATGTGGCGATGGTTGATTCATCAGCATTAGGAAAGTCCTTCTTAATTCTTTCAGCATCTGCAGCCATCCTTGCAGCCATTAAGACAATACCAGCTTTATTATTTTTTAAATTTATCCAACGACCTTCTTCCCCTCTTTCATTAGTTTGACCTTCTCCTTCTTCTATACTATAAAAATTTTTATATTTTTCAGGCACTGTCACTTCTCCATTATATATCTGAGAACCTACTAAGTCTAAGCCAAAATGCTGATAATAGTTTCCTAAGAGTTCTTTGTAGTCATTAGCAGCTCTTACAGAATTAAGATCAAACTTACTAGGAGAATCATTGAACGCATTATTATATGCTATTTGATCATCAACAAATCCCTCATGTGCAAGTCTGCTTGCTATAGCTTGTGCAGGAACTCCCAGCTCTTTGCTTATCTCTTTTATATCAGTAATAAGTTCAGGATGTTGCTGGAAATATTTATATCTGGCATCATTTGTTGAACCTCCTATAAAAATAGGATTTTTCATTCCATTGTATTTTTGCTTTAATAACTGATTATTTATATATTCCTCAAAAGTTAGTCCCAACTCTTTTCCATGATACTGAGGATCATATTCTTCCCAATCTCCGTAAGATTTATTAAGAAAGTCTTCATAGTCTGTATAGTTGATACCATTGGCTTCAGACATCGTAGAGACTCCTATAGGATCTCTATAGCCTGCCTCTCCATGTTTCAGGAACTCAGGAAGAGTTGTGAAAGTATCTGGAATTGAAACAATCTTAGCTTTGTAATCATATAAAGGAACTTCTTTTTTATTAGCAAGCTGTTGTTCATATTCTACTAATTCTTCCCATGTTGCTGGTGTAGTATTATCTCCTGAGCTTCCTGACATTGTATTCTCAAGTATACCTCCACTTTGGAAAGAATTAGCACGCTCTACTAATGGCCCTCTTAATGCTTCTTGATTAGTGGTTATTTGTGGGGTACTTATATTAGGAATAGGAGCTTTAGACAGGGCATTTTCTAAATAGTCTGGATTGTTTTTTAAAGTCCACAGCCATTGATCATTAAGTCCATTCTGTGTAAGATACTCTATCTGTTGTTGTTCTGAAAGCCCGTTAAGATAATCTATATGTGGAGTCCTGGAGAAATTTATTCCATTTGGAAGATTTAATCCTTCATCAAGTTTTACATATCCTTTTGCAGGATCATACTGATAAAAATCAAATTCTGAAATAGGAGCACTGTTAAATTCTCCATTATATTTTGGAGATACCGCAGCTCCATTTACAGATTCCCACTCAAGATTAGATTTTGGTTTAGATACTACCCACACATCTCCATATTTTTTAGTTTCTTCTCGATATAAAGATGGTTTTCCTTTAGTAAACATTGGAACTTCATACCTTGTAGGATTATTACCATACTTATTAAACTGAGACACAACCCCATTAGCTTTATAAGAATCTAAAGCATCTGGCCCTACTTGTCTATAATATCTGCCCTCTTCAATAGGAAGTTCCTTAATCCAAGGTTCCCCTCCAAGGCCTACATTAGATTCTATAATTGGTTTCTTTGCAGCAGCGACTCCATACTTTTCTGTCACCAACTTTCTGACATCTTTTATTCCCATCCCACTAACTTTTAAAGCTGCTTTGGCTTCTTTATCTCCTTGTCTAGCTGCATTTAAAAATTTGACTAAAGGCTCTTCAGTAATAGCTCTAGACTCTATAGGAGTACCATTCATTCCTAAATATCCAGGTTTAAATCTATATTCTCTATTACCAATTTTAATCCAATTACCTGTTAAAGGAGAGTTGAATAATTCCATCCCAGGCTGTACTACTCCTTTATATATAGGCTTAGCCAACCTTCCAAAAGGAAGTACCTCAAGAGCTGTCATAGGAGTAACATTACCACTAACAATATCTTTTCTTGCTTCATTAGCCATATCAGCTGTTAGTACAGCATCTACATAAGGATTTGTCAATACTTTATTAATTCCTGCAACTGTAGAACTTACAGCACCATTACCTAAAGCAGCAGCACCTAAGAAAGGTAATGTCATAGCAGCACTTCCAGCAGCTGAAGCTGCTAAGTATTTCTGCATATCATTATATTCTTGTTTCTTAGCAGTAGCAGCTTCTACACCTTCTTTTTCATAAGTATCTGCTTTATCTTTATGACCCATTATTTGTTCAAACCTCCAATCAAGAGGGTCTTTAAATCCTATATTAGTATCTCTTACTGTTTTATCAGCAGCATAGTCTGAAGCATTATAAGGAGCAAATACATCTACTTCAGGTAATAGTATTATTTTAGCAATACCTTCTTCTTTATCTTTTTGTGCTTGCATTGCAGCTTGAACACTGGACATTCTACTTCTAGAACCTCCTCCTGCAAACTTATTAATTTTACCACCGTGTTTAAATATATAATGGAGTCCAGGATAAATGGGATAATCTTTAGTATCTTCAAATATACTCCAAATAGGATTACCTTCGTTAAACTTTAATGCTCTAGCATTCGGAACTGCATCAACATTACCACCTGCTTTTATAACATCGTCTAATAAAGATTTAGATATACCATATTCTCCATCTTTTAACATTTGTTTATATACTTTTGCAAACGATAAATTAATTGTATTTTCAGCTTCTTTTCTATTAGGATATGTTCTTATAGCATCTATTGATGGAGTTTCTCCGTATATATGGTCACTAATTTTAGGCTCTTCTAAAGTTCCTAAATTTACATTAGCAAACGAATTTCCGGGAGAGTTATAATGTTTGGGATATAATAATCCAGGAAATCTACCTGTTTTTATTCTTGATTTACTTAATTTATTAACAGCATTATTTAACAAAACTATACTATTAGCACTAAAATCAGCACCAGTATTTTCATGTAATCTAAATTCTGGAGCAATATTCATATTTTCTAAAGTAGCTGCTAATAATCTTCTATTATGTTCAGAACCTCGTGGTAAATTAGGATGTATCGGATAACCATGCAATTTACTATACGCAAGTAATTCTATCGGTGTATAATTTAATGTTGGTTTATATGTAGGAGTTTCAGTTAATAGTTTTGTAGCTATCTTATTATCAGGTACATTTCGTACTACATTTGCTATCTCAGTTTGCCAACTATTATCCTGTCTATTCATTAATATTTTTAAAATATCATCATCTGTAAAACCTCTTTTCCACAAACGGTCAATAACAGAACCTGGTTGCGATAATGCATGTATAGGATTTCCTCCTAAATTTATAATATTTTTAATATCATCTATATCATTAAGCCTATTACGCATAAAAATAGAAAAAGGAACAAATAAAGCTCTTGTAAAATCATCATCTGATATATGTAGTTTATTAACTTTATCAGTTGGTACTTTTAATTCTTTTCCTATTTTACGTTTAAAAGCAGAAAATAAACCTGGATTATTATTTATTAAAGTTGTTTTATATTGATTAATAGCACTACTTAAATTTGATGTCGGAATAAATTTTAAAGCATCTGTACCAAGACTTTTACGAAAACCTAAATTTTGTAATATATTAGCTTTTAGATAAGAATCTAAAGGTTCGTTCAACCTATTAATATTTTTTAAAATATAATCGTTAATAAATTTTCTATTAACACCAGTTACTTCACTAACAAAATTCAACGCATTATCATAATTATTATCAATATTATCAAAAAATTCATAAAAAGGTTCGTTAATATCTTCTTTTCTTTTAGTAGGTATTATTTCGTCTAGTAATCTTTCCATTTCAAGATTTGCAGCAGAAATGTTTGCTGGATTTTCAACTTTTTTAAATAAATTAATAACCCCTTTAATACCTTTTATAGCAGTAGGGCCTAAAGGTAATAAGCTAGCAATAGCTCCAGCTGTAGGATTTGCCTAATTAATTGCTTCCAATCCAATAGTTAAAGGTGCTGTTTCAGCTCCTAATAATATATTTCCTAAAATAGGAGCAGCTTTGTTTGTAGCACTATGTATATTTCTAGTTATATCACCTGCTTGTTTCATAGCAGCTTCTCTAGCAGCATCTTCTTGAGCATAAGCTCTAGATACTTTAGGACTAATGACAATAGGTTCTTGATCAGGTCTTACTACAACTTCATTCATTAAACCTCCCCAATAAGTAGGGTCTTCCTCATCAGTTTCTCCTCCTATAGCAAATTTATTTGCTTCAGTAATCAAGGGTCCTCCTAATGAATATTTAGAAGGAGCAGTTACTTCTACTTCAGGCAACTAATAACTCTCTAAATAATTTCTAATAGCATCTACCTTAGTACCAAGGGTAGTATTACTTAAATCTACAGGAGCATCATACCCTCCTTTAATACCTCTCATATAGTCAGGAGCAAACTATCTTCTTAAGAACCCATCAAATATAGGCTTTATAATTTCCTATTCCTCGGTACTTAAAGGCTTGCCACTATAATATTTATTAAGTACCTCAGTACCCTATATTCCAAATTCATCACTAGCAGTCTCATATATAGCAGCATTATTCTTTGCAGATTCAATATAGTCATTATATAAATCCTCATATACAGGATTATCATGCATTATATGTAAAGCATCTAAAGATATAGCATCCCTATTTGCATGATTTGGATTATATATAATACTGTTATTACCAAATGAAGGATTGACTAAATGACCCTTACTATTCATATATTTACCCTAAGCCCCAGGATATACTATCCTGTTAGCTTCATATTCATTTATATCATCCCCCCATAATGCTTTTACCTAATTAGGAGTAATAGTACTAGTATATCCCCTACCTTCAATAGGATCTTCTACAAATGTACTATCAGGATATGTATTAAACTTTACAGTTCCTAATGCAGGCCAGTTAATTAATCCTCCATCTTGAAATCTATTAGCATCAGATTTTTTAGTATACTCATTATATACCTACTTAATACTATCAATATCCCTATAGCCATTTGCTACTCCTAATCTTATATAGGCAGCTCTTTGTTTCATGGATAATTTATCCCAATCGAGTATGTTATTTGACATTCTTATATCCTTTCTCTGTTAAAGCTTCAGTTAATAAATATTCATGAAGGTAAGTATAGCCTTCATTATTACCACTATATCTATACTCCATTCCTGCATAGTCTAATATTCCAAAAGTAGCATGTAGCAACTCATGCGATAGATTAGCTATTTCTACAGGATTATATGTAAAGGAGAAAATAGGAAGATGTACTACCCAGTAGCCATAATCACTATAATAGCATCTTGCAGCTACTCCTTTATTTCTATATTCTTCTTCATTACAAATTTTCTGTATATCTTCTACCATATCCTGTACTTCAGGATAATTATAAAATTTCTTAGCCCATTTCCTCAAGGATGCACAATCTCCTATAAATACAGATACTCCTCTTTTATAAATATCACAGTATATATATTTATATTTGGCACTAACCTTAATATCCTTCTTTTTACTACTCATATTATCTTTAAAATTAAATATAACAATCCCTAAGCCTAGGTTTTCACCTTTGCTCAGACATATATTACTATATGCCATTAACCACTAATACTTCAGATAGGCGGTTAACCCCTAGAGCACTTTACCCTCAACCTTTTCTCATCTCCTTTGGTGTGCTACTATCTTATTATATTATTTGTGGTCATTTTTGGTCAGGGATTAAACCTCTTCTCTATATGTACTATGTACTGAGAATACTACCCCTGTCAACAACTAGGTCTGTATCTTGTTAATATGATTCCTAGTCGGAGATATTCTTTAGGAGATTCAGAATAACGCTGCAAAGATAGTAATAAAATTTGATATAACCAAATAATTAATAAAATTTAACTATCAAATAAAGTAAAAAATTAATTTTTGAAATTTTTTTTTAAATTTTTATTTTAAATTTTTTTTCTATTTTTTTTTATTTTTTTTTCTAAATCTTTTGTATTTACATGAGCGGGGTATTTTACACTCTTCCCCCCGTATTGAGATAGACAATTGGGTACATACCCCCTAGGGTCTATCAAGGAGTACTGATTCCAAATACTACTTACAAATGCTACTAGGAACTAGTACTCCCTACTATACCAATGGTATAGCAAGTGAGAGACAGAAACTCACTATAATAAAACGGAGGGAAGGAAAACCCTAAAGTAAACCACCTCATTTAAAGCTGTCCACTCAATAAGTTTCAAGCGCAGAGACTGCGTTGGGTGGACAGTAAATAACAATCAGCAGTCTCTGCGAAGATTCTATGAAGTATCAGCAGACATGGAAAGATTGTTTCATTCATCATCAGACACAGAAGGACGTTATTCTCCAGAGAATACGTGAAGCCAAACTGAAAGCTGCTAAGTATTCTATGAAGAGATGGAATGAGCTTTACGAGATTAACAAAAAGCTCTCTGATGAATTCTGGGCATTGTCAGATAAATACCACTCTACAGGGGATTCTGACAAAACATTGGTTTGGAGTATGCGTAGTCTCCATACCAAGATGTCTAAGAATAATGAAGAAATGGATCTTATCTGGAAGTTTAACCATAAAAGCTAGACTTCCTTAACAGGTCATGGCCCTGTAGAACAGACTTTACATCTGTTCTACTAAGCCCATTAAGCCATGAGCGTCCCCACACTATGCGCTTGAATAGTGTGGGGGGTTGGGAATAAAGGGTTAATCCAAAAGCCCATCACATAAGTGATAAAAAGGATATAACTTTATAAATTCTAAATACATATGATGTATAAGGAATTTAAAGTAGAAGTCTCAAAGACTCTCGCTGCTAAAGTATGCATATCCAAAGAGGATTTGCATGCTCTGGGTGTTAGTACCTCAGAGGTAGCAGAAGAGTTCTTGAAGTCTAACCCTGAATATAAAAGCTGCACTTCTGATGCAGACTTTAATAATGGGGTTTGGACTATCTCTTTCTATACTACTTCTGAAGTAGTATTTAAGGAGGTGTAAGACTCTCTGCAAGTTGGGTTTAGGCACACCCAATATATAGACAAAAGGCATCTTGACTTAATGGGAGATTCAAATAGAAATCTCCCATAGTAATTAACCTTTAAATTCAGATGATATGAATATATTAGCTGGATTCGCACTATGCAGTTTCTTTACTGTGTGTGTAGTGTTCATGCTGGATGCAGCAGTGGATACTACGTACCGCAGTAAATATGCGAAGATTGCTATGTATACTTATGTAAGCATAGCAACTCTTCTTGTAGGAGCTGCATGGTTGTTACTTATATACTCAGCTGTATGTAAGTAATAACAATTGGTTGCCAATGGGCATTAAATGACAGGTAGGGCTGTCAGCCAAACTTTCCTCCATTACAATGGGTATTAAGGAGGGTTCAAATCCCTCTGGAGGAACTATGTCATGTAGGCTGTCATTAGTATGCCTAAGAGTATTGCAGGCTCTGCTTGGCAACTGTTAAAGTACCAAGTTAATAAGACTAATGTGACGAGGGAAAGACCTAATTGCCACTTTAATAATCCAAGGGCATGGAAAGTAATATGAATACCTTCTTTAATAATCTTGTTGCTGCTGGTGCTAAGTATCACAACTGTGCCAATGGCGTAGCTGTAGAATTATGTGGGCACTTCTGGGTGTTCACTGACACCAAAGAGCCAATCTCCTTGTGGGGAGATGGTAATGGTAGTTATGTCTCTGTACCTCTCAGTACAAAGAGACCAGTTGTTTTGGTCGAGAGAGAAAGTATAGCCTGGGGAAAATACTGGGAATTAAGATATAGTATTCCCTTGGATGGAAGTAAATATAGGGTATTTTGTTAATATTACAGTCCTACCAAATGACTATAAAATGGTGACTTAAAGAAGGTTCAAATAGAAACCTTCAAAGTATAATAAATATAATATATGATATGAGAAATCAATATTGTATTTATTGTGACTCTATCCATGATGAGAAATCTGAGATGCTCACAAATGGCATTTACAGATGTATTCATCTGGATACCTTCCTTAGAGATTATAAGGAAGAGTTTGACATTAATAATGATCTTATCATTATTAATGATCCTGACTCTGCTATTAAAATGGCAGATTCTGCTAAGATTCTTCCTTTCTACCTTAAAGAAGCAATTCTTCATACTTTGGAAGTTGCTTCTAGGTATGCTCTCAGGAAGGACTGGCCAGATGCGTGGTTAAGGGCTGAAGAAGCAAAGCTCTTAATCTACAATAGTCTGTAGTCTGTAGAGTCACATTGAGTTTCAAATCTCAATATAGACAAAATTGGGCATCCTCCAACTACACAATAAAAGTGTAGGAAATGGCTATACTCTCATACTACTGAGAGTTAGGTAGTTCAATTCTATCTGGAGGAACTAAGCAGATGCCTAACTGCTATAACAAAATAGGAAGGGTAAAACCT